TACCAAGGTATCGACCAGTCCAAGCTTGTGCCTCTGCTGACGGCTGCGCTGCAGGAGGCTATTGGTCGCATCGAAACCCTTGAAGCTGACGTAGCAGCTCTCAAGGGCGTGTAGTCCTACTCACTAATCTCTTTTATTACTGCTAAGGTAAGTAAGTCATTACTCCAAGGAATGAAAACCGTTCCCGTTCCCAAATTGACCTTGTCATTTGAGGTTGATATTGAAGTAGAGTACAACTCTTTTGGCGGCAAAACTGCCGACGAAATTGCAGAAGCTCTTCAAGATGAACTCCACAACTTAGTCTTTGAGTTGGACCAGGTTATTGGGATGGAATCCCACTGCACATCCATTGCACCCCACAACTAACATGATGAACACTGATTACCTCGCCGGCTGGGACGTTAAGGCTGAGCAACGCAAAGCTGATTTTATGGAGCACATGTACCAATGCAGCGGGCGTGCCAAGGGTGGTCCCGGTATTGTTGGCCTTTACACTGGGCTATGGGAAAACTTCTGTCTTCGGGAAGCTGGTCCCATCATGCGGGATCGGTACTTTGAAATGATGGAAGCTGTCCGTCTTTACGAGGAAGGCAAGCTCGAACCTGTTTCTTAAGGTTTACACTGAACACACTTTTGTTGTTGGACGTGCCACACTAGTGGTACGTCTCTTTTTATTTATGGACACCACACAAGAACCTATAGACAGCGTTCAAAGCTGGCAAGATTGGTACCGCAAACACCGTATTATTGCTCAAACGGACAAACCTTTGGCAACCAAAGACTTACGCGAAGCCATGCACGACACCACCAACGCAGTTGAAACTTTGGTTGACACTGATCCAAAAACAATGTGGATTGAAAAAGCACGTGAGCATTTTGCTGACACACTTGCTGAATATCAATACGAATTGAGTGGCAAAGACTTCTACAAAGCTTTTTACCAGGCAGCGGTAGAAGCAATGGACCATTCAGAAAAAGAATATCAACGCACCAAAGAACTAGTTGATATGCTGCGTTACCACCACCTTGGTCAAGACTGATGTCTCGCTCCAAAGATCCTGAATACCCTCAATGGATATGTCATTGCTGTGGTGAAAACTATGGCACGTGGTACAAACGTGGTACTTATGTAGGACCGCCGCATCACTATGCCACCTACCACCAAGGTACGTGTGGTGTCTGTGGAGCAAAAGATGTAGCGGTTACTGAGCCACGTGATTACGGCCATCTACATGCAAAGTGGAGGACTGCAATAATAAAGAAAGATAACAGTAACTAGTGCAATGCCGGTATATAGAGAAGCAGGTGAACCTCTTCTATATGAAGTAATTAAAGTACAGACATGTAGTGGTCAACCACTTGAAGTAACAACAGCAAGTGGTACGAACATTTACGTCCAACCTGCTGGCATGGCAGGTGATGCCTTTGGGCGTACACGTGTATCAGCCCCTCTAACTCTCTTTGATTCAAGCCATCGTTATAACGACAATGGTTTGTGGGCTACCTCCAGTGGTGCTGGTGGTACGTTTGCATTCAATGCAAACCAAGGTCTTGTTGATCTCAACGTAACCACTACATCTGGTTCCGAGATCATCAGGGAAACCACTAAGGTTTGCTCGTATCAACCAGGGAAATCCTTGTTGTTTATGTCGACCTTTGTAATGAATGCACCAAAAGCTAACCTGCGGCAACGCGTTGGTTACTATGGTGCTTCTAATGGTTTGTATCTAGAGGTTAGTGGTACCACGGGGCCTGTCTTTGTTGAACGCAGTGCTGTAACTGGAAGTGTTACTGAGACACGTGTAGCACAAACCAACTGGAACATTGACAAACTAGATGGCAATGGACCTTCAGGTTTTACGCTTGATCTTACCAAGGCTCAAATCCTTTGGTTTGATATCGAATGGCTTGGCCTTGGTACTGTACGTGCAGGGTTTGTAATCAACGGTGCATTCATTCATTGCCATTCATTCCATCACGCTAACCTAATCACATCTACTTACATCACAACGGCATCTTTGCCGTTGCGTTATGAAATTACTAATGTAGGTACGACGGCAAGCAGCAGTACATTAAAGCAAGTTTGTTCGACAGTCCTATCGGAAGGTGGATACGAACTACGTGGAGCACAGTCTGCCATTGGTACTCCTATCGCATCACCACGTGATCTAACAAACGTATCTACTGAGTACCCTGTTATCTCTATTCGTCTTAAATCAACTCGTCTTGATGCAATTGTTATCTTGACCGCCTTATCAATTATGGGTATTACTAACAATGCAAACTACAACTGGAAAGTAATTGTAGGCGGTACAACCACAGGTGGATCATGGGATACCACTGGAGCAACTTCTTCCGTTGAGTACAACATCACTGGCACATCCTTTGCACTTGGAACAGGACGTATCTTAGCCAGTGGTTTTGCTACGGGTTCTAACCAGGGATCCACCGTTATTGATATCCTAAAAGAAGCTTTGTTTTCATTTCAGTTAGAGCGTAATGGTCTTACCAGCACTGCAATAGAATTGACCTTGGCATGCAGCAGTGCATCTGCTGGAGCTGATGTCCTTTCTTCCATGGACTGGGAAGAAATATCTCGCTGAGGGGTTGATTTGTTTTTGGTAAACTAGAACTATTGATTAAAAGCTATGTATACCCCTGGTCCTCAAACGCAACAACCACTCAATTCTGGGGTAACTCCAGAGCCTCAAGCAAAGCCCAAGGCTCCTGGTAAATCAAAGAACGGTGACGTCGGGGCCTTCATCCAGCAATGCATCTCCCTTTCCTCCTACCTCAAGGAACTTGAGACACAAGCCCATCTCATTCACCTGAACCACGAGGGGTCTAACTTCCTCGGGGTGCATGGGTTCCTTAAAGACCAATATGAAGCTCATTTGAAACAGTTCGATACGTTAAGTGAGTTCATTCGCAGCATGGACTACCTGATGCCTATGTGCGCCAGGGGGCTAGCTGATGCTGGTCCTGGCATTCAACACGTTACCAGCTACAAGGGAACAGAGATGCTCGCCACGTACTACAAGAACCTTGAAGAACTTGGTATGAAGACCAAAAAGCTGGAGCCTGTTGCGGCCAAGGTGGGTGCCATTGATATTCAAAACTACATGGCTGAGTTGTGTGGTCAAGCCTTTAAGGCTGCTTGGTTTATTAAAGCTACGTTGCGGAATGGCTGATGCCTGGCGTATTTCAACACTTACTTAATCAAGTAAGCCGAGGATACGGTCAACTTGATAAAAAAGTATTTAAAGGCGTGTTGCCAGGGGGAGCATCTATTTCTTCTAGTCTTGCTCCTGATATTCGGAATATCTCACAGTCCCCAATTTATAAAACCGTACGAGATAAAGTTGCTGTTCCCCTTTTAGATAAAGGAATGGAAGCAGGTATTGTTCCTGCTAAAGAAGGGATGTTTGCAAGGTTTCTTTCAGGCACTTCGCAACCTTTAACACGCATTCCTGCTGATACCAAAGCTGCAGAAGCTTTACTTAACAAAGAACTAACACAACAAGTAACTGTAAATCCTTTGCGATTAACAGCTGAAAAAACTTTTGGTGATTGGATGAATGCCTCTAGAGCAGTAAACAGTCAAAACGAAATGTATAACATGTATGGCAAAGGTTCACCTGCAACTCAAGAACAACTAAATCAAGTAAGCACCCTGGACCAAAAAGTAAACGAATACGTAGCGCAACTAGGATTAAAAAATCGAAATGATTTAGTTGTCCCAACAACAGAGCAAAGCATTAAACAAAGACAGCAAGGATATACGCCATCTAATTACGTTGTTAGTGATTATGCGAACATTGGTGCACAAGGCTTGGGTTTAAATCAAGAACAAACGGCTCTTGTCAATAAAGGATTGGTTAATACTTTAGGGCGTTATAAGGTGCAAGACGGTCAAACTGCAGATGAAAGATATGATTTTAATTCCTACAACGTAGGTACACCTTTGTTTGCGCCAGGCTCTATGGTTGGTGGTGTGGTAGGTGAACAAGACAGCAGCCGAGTACTTGCGGATAGAGCTTTGTCCTTAGCCGATAAGTTTGGTTTTATCCAACCAGGGGCTGGTTATCCTGTTCAATTTAAATTCCGTTAACTAGCCCAGTGCTCAAGCCTATGACAGTTGCAGCATAGCGGAATACACTTACTGATCTCTTGCTCAACCCTGCTCCAGGCGTAACCATGGTTCACCATGGATGAGATGTTATTGTCCTTGTCACCTATGTGGTGGAACTCAAGGACACGATGATCATCCAACCCACACTTCTTGCACTGCAAAGTCTTCTTGTACTCCAGAAGCTTTTGTCGATTCTTATCGATACGTTTTTTAGCAGTGCTCCAGGTCACGTATAGTTTTTGTGCACGTGTACCTATAATTTATCAGTTTTCTCAATAAACGTGGTTTATTGAGATTCTTAATAGCACCTGGGTAGGAGTCGAACCTACATCGTCCTGCAGCGGCAGTAACCGTCTTATCCAATTAGCTCGGACCAGGTGATCGGGATGGAAGGTACTGCCCCTTCTCCTTTGCGTCCCAAACGCAATGTGATACTTTTCTACTACATCCCGAGTGACCCCCTGGTTTGTGCATCATCCTGAAAACCATTTTGTTGACGTCAACAAAATGGTCTACGTATAGGAGCTAAGCATAGGAGGTGTTGCTAATAGATGGATGCAGTGTAACTGGCTTACCGACAATCGGGCTGTGAGTTAACCAGGCGTATCCAGACAGTGACTGCACCTCTATCTTGGGCTCTCCTTCTAGGCTATTTGCCTAACGAGTCACCCCAGCTGCCCCATCAGAAAGAGAGGGGGAACAAAATTATTCTACATGCTTTACCTCATACATGTAATGGTCTGATGTCTCCAGCTTCCTTTTGTTTTCTACCGAATACACCGTCATATCAATCTCATACCCTGGGTTCTGTTTGATACGGTTAAAGGTCCAGGCGTTGTCGTACCAAATGATTCGGTTGTTGGGATATGCATAGTAATTACCGCTCTCCATTTTGAAAAGATGGGCGCACTTATGCTCAGGTGTCTCTGAGAAATTAAAGTCGGTCGTACCCTTGTTTTCCCATGACCAATCAAGCGTAAACATGTAGGAGCCAAGAGCCTTCTCACCGCTGGGCTTGATCAATTCAGCTTGCAACCCGGCAAGTCGTGCACGTTTTTGAACGTCAATATAAGGTGAGAAGCAGTCCCAGTACATCACGTCTTCCAACGGCTCAACGGGTGCATCAGGCTTCCAGCAGAACGCATGTAGGGGACGCCGTGTCCAATTTACGCCATTCTCAAGGAAGGCTTCAAAGAGAGGTACACGCTTCTCAATACTGGCAACACAGTGCACATCACACTTGGTCACCTCGCCATGACCTTGCTTGTGGTTGTAAAGAAACTCGTTGCGGATGTAGCACGACCAATCGGGAAGGTTGTGATTCAAATACGCCACGTACAAAAAATCCCGGTTGTTATACCGGGATCATACTTCCTTCCCACTCAGACTGTTGCTAAGCACTACATTCGTAACGTGAAGGAGCTTTCGACTATTAGCTCCGGAGCGGTATTGCTCCGTATGTCAGGATATCACTATTTTTTCTTCTTTGCGGCTGCAGCTTTCTTTGCTTCGATCATTGCTTTGAACTTGTCGCGGGCAGCAGCTTGCTTGTCGGTGCCACCTGCTTTGCCTTTAGCCGGAGCTTCTTTGCCCTTGGGAGGAACAGCTTTGCCTTTAGGGGGAACTGCTTTAGCCATAATCGTTAAGTATCTTTATTGATTATAAAGTTACTTACCTTGTTTATAACGACGGGCGGCACGTCCGGCTTTTTTGGCACGTTCAGTGTTAGCTACAAATTGTTTACCTTCTCTACTACCAGCTCTTTTCTTTTGGTCAGTCTCCTCACGTTCTTCTTTAGACAGTGAAGCCCACGCTTTTTCTGGTAGGTAACGCTTAGTGTAACCCTTTTGAATTGCTTTGTCTGCCATTATTTGCTTTCCTTGTACTTCTTAGCAGCAGACTTAGCCTTGCTACGTTTCTCATACTCATCTTTGGTTTGCCACTTTTCTTTGCCCCACTTCTCTAAAGACTTTTGTTTATCACCTTTACCCCCTTTATATCCACCACCAGCTTCTTTGTACTCACTAGCAACAAGCTGAGCTTTTCTAGCCGAAATAATTAGTTAGCCTTACGGCTACGACCATTCTCCCGGTTTGCCACCACGGCCTTCACGCATAACTTTGTTTTTAATGCGCTCACGCAGGTCTGGTTTGGTGTACTTGCTTTTGTCTTCAGCCATAACTTCCTCGCTCTTTAAGATAAGTGACTGCGTTTGTCAATACTTCTATATTATCACCAAATAAACCTAAAGCTCTGTTGCATTCTTTGCACAACAAACCCCTAAACTCATTAGTTTTATGGTTATGGTCCATTGCTAAAGATTGTTTGTCTTTAGGAGGATCTTGGCAAATTGCGCATAAACCTTCCTGTGCCTCAAACACAACATCATATTGTGCTTTTGTTATTCCTCTGCGTTCGTATTTTTTGTGGTTGTGATGCAATAAATCTTGCCCTTGTTTTTTAACTTTTTGATAATGTTCTTTGTTATTATCTACCCATTTATTCCAGGTTATTCTGTTACAGGTTTTGCATGAAGAATGAAGATATAATTTCCCATCTTGTTTGCGTCTTCTAAAGCAATCCCAATCTAAATAATGAGCACATTTAGAACATTGTTTTTGGCCGTCTGCTCCATACAAAAGCCTAAATCGACGATTGACTAAAGATCTGCAATCCTTGCATACGCTGTCTCTTTTTATATTGCCGGCTGAGTTGTACCCTTTGTTTGCAAAATTTTCATACGGCTTTCTAGTTCCGCATTCCCGGCAAAGCTTTTGCATTGGTTGGTTTGTGCTTTTCTTACTATAGCACAAAATCACTGACCAGGCTTGCCACCTTTGGAGCCAGCCATCACGCGATCTTTGATTCGTTCACGTAACTCAGGTTTTGAGTACTTGCTATCATCCTGCGCCATCAGGATCTTTATTACGTTCTTTTAATATTTTAGCCCACTTACATGGACGTGATAATACTTGCTCTAGCTCCTTAGCAGTTGGGTAAGGAATAGGAAGACTGAGCAAATATTTTTCGAGGCGTTCAGCCTCGGTAACGATTCGTCTTTTCGTCATCCTTCTTGGCAAATTGATGCATCAAATCATCAACCTGCTCCAGGGATTCAAGACGGCACAAGATGTCAGAGATGGTTGTAATCGTAATGGGATGCTCTGTACGTGCAGCAAATGCCAGGGCATCACGCATACAACTAGCTGCATTCTCAACGGACTCTTTAACTTGAGTAGAAAGAGACATCTCTGATTCTTTTGGTGTTCTTAGTATAGGACCAATCAACAACATGTGTAGAGCATGTACGTGTAACAACTATAGGCTAAAGCCACAGTTGTAACCATCACATGAGATTGGTGTATTCACCATAAAAGAATGGATGGTTTCCCCTACATAAGAGATGTCGTCATAGGTAAGGGCTGGGGATGTACCAAGGAAGAAGACACGTTTAAGGACTTCGTACGCATTGGGGAAGTCTTTAGCACTGCCCAAGTGCCGATATGCAGGATGGAGCAGCAAGTTACCAGCAAAATAATTTCGAGTTTGTATGCCATTACCTTCGAGATGTTGTTGTAAAGCCTGCTTGACATTGGAGTTGTCGCAGACAATAGGCACACCAAACCATGACGTTTCTGCTTGTAATTTTTCGCCTACAATTTGTACCTCATCGGGATAATCCTGGAAGTAGTTAACAATCGTTTGATAATTCAATCGGCGGATCGTATGTACTTCATCAAACTTTTCCAGTTGAACCAAGCCGACTGCACCTTGTAGATCCAATGGCTTGAGGTTGTAGCCAATCTGACTAAAGACATACTTGTGATCAACGACCACATCATAGTCAGGTAGCCACGTATCAAAGCGTTTGCCACACATGCCCTTAGCCAGCATGTTGCATTCACCAACGCAATAACAGTCGCGCCCCCACCAGGCGAACTGGCGTGCAAGTGAGGTCAAACCGGGAAGGTTTGAGGACACCATCCCACCTTCAAGAGTAGTAATATGATGCGCCGGATAAAAAGAACACGACGCGGCAACGGCTTCCTTTGTTAAGTAATTGTCATTCCACTTGGAGCCAAGGGAGTCGCAGTTGTCCGCAATATACTTCAGCGAATGCCGCTCACAGATGTCGAGTAGGCGATCCAAGTCATAACTATTACCCAAAACAGGGCTACTAAAAACTGCAACTGTTTTGTCCGTGATTGCATCTTCTACCTGCGATAGATCCCAATTTAAGTCATCCCAGGTGATGTCCACAAACCTAGGGGTCAATCCATTCTGAATAATGGGATTGATCGTGGTCGGGAAACCGACGACGCTAACAATAATCTCAGCACCATCGGGCCACTCGAAGTATTTCTTCAAGGCGGCAAGCATCACCAAATTGGCAGAGCTACCACTATTCACCATAAGGGATGAATCAAATCCAAACTTACGAGAAAACGCGCGTTCAAATTTGTCAACCTCTTTACCGGCTGGATACCAGGCTCCTTCTTTAAGGGTCGTAATCGCTGCTTCTATTTCACGACCGTCAAAGTACGGACCGGAGTACAAAACTTTTGATCGCGACATAAGTCCTCAAGACCTTCTTGTAATGTCAGCGTTGGTCTGTAACCAAGGTTGTAAAGCTTGGTGCAATCAAGGCTGAATCTAATGGCTTGATTATAGTCTTCTCGTGGAGCAATGCGTTTAATCTTGCTGCGTGATTTCAAAATATCTTTGGCATCTGCGATGCAATCAAACAAAAAAGTTTCGATGCCTGTGCCAACGTTGTAGATCTGGTTGTGTTCACCATAAGTAACGAGGAAATTCAAGGCTCTGCATACGTCAAAGATATGGATGTAGTCGCGGGAAAGGTTTGCGTACACATCAACATCTTCATCTTTTTTTAAGGATTCAATAATACGGTGAAGGGCATTGCGCTTTTCTGTGCCCTTATCTGGGCCACCGTAGACATTACCCAGGCGGAAGATGCGCCACTTCATCCCATGGGCTTGGCAATACTCCATGACCAACTTCTCGGCGGCATACTTGGTCACCGAATAAAAGCCATTGGGATTGCAAATGGATTGTTCGGTGGGCTTCACATGAGTGGGGCCGTAAACAAACCAGCTGCTAACGAAGTTAAACGTATCGATGCCAAAGTCACGGCAGTAGTCCAGGCGATTGGCAAGCACTGAAAGATTAGTGTGAATATCAAGTTGAGGACTGGTATAGATATTAGTGTTGTCGGTAGTACTAATGAGGTACAGCACGTCCTCTGTCAATGGACAGCAGTGGTCTCGCTCGACATACTGAGATGGATACATGCCCCTGTAGTATGTCCCAATGATGCCGGTGCCTCCATACAGAGTCAGCTTCACATCATTTGACATACAAATCTTGGGTGTACCAAAGATCATTGTAGTTGTTTACACCGGTAGCGCCAAGAGTTTCTAGGTCTCCGCCATGGGATGGTTTCTTCATGGCAAAGATCATTCCATCAGGTAGCACCAGGGCTTTGTTTTTGTGTGGGTGGTTGGGTGTCAACTCGACTGAATCACCAAAGATCACCTTGTTATCAATGTTGCTAACAGCAATTGCCTTGCCCCATGCAGTGGGACCTGTCGGACACAATGGTGTTAAGCCGTAATAATCATCCTCAATGTTGCGAACAATCTGAAAGATTGCTTCGTCCAAAATTTCGTTGTCTGCTGGAGCGTAGAAAGCAGCACCATCGCATGCCCACGACACATTGGTGTAACGATTGATGTCGCGGAATGCAAGCAGCTTGCAATCAAAAGGAACCTTGATTCCTGTCAAGCAACGCAAGCTAATGTCAAAGTACCAACCACCAAGGATGTTGACGATACAGTAACGTGCCAAGTCGCACTTGTAGGAGTAAGGTTTGACTTTACGGTAAGCACAAAGCACAGCCTCACCGTAGTGTTCCTCCAGGAATTCTTCTACTTCTTTGTTGTTGTAGATCTTGTGTTCCCACGTAGGAAAACAATTGACAACACTCTGTGTTGTGTCGGCAAGGAACGGAGGCAGATCTGAATCATTATCCGTTAAGAAGATTTGAGTGATCTGCATCGTTAGCGATAAACAACAAAGGGAAGCTCTTGGATCTTTTGCTTACCGAAGAAGTGTTCCTTATTGAGAAAGACTGCAGTAAGCAGGCGCTCCATCAGGAAAGCTGGGCCGCGTTTATTGTACCCTCCACGGTCCAGGAAGTAATCCTTTTCTTCCTCCCAAATTGGTAGCAAGATCTCAAAGACAAGATCAAAGTACTTCTGCATGGCAGCGTTAGGACCCATCACTTGAAGAGTTTCAAAAAACTTGGGCTGGCTCCACATCTCAAGTAGCATCTCCTCTGTTAAAGGAATGCGCTTGTTACGGGCTAGCTCCAGGGACATCTCAACCGTTTCATCAAGACCGCCTCCATGTCCTTGGGAAAACTGCTGCTGAACAGAGAACGGAAAGGTGACGTGACGTGGAATGTATAAGGTGTCATCCTCCAGTCGAGATAGGTAGTACTCTTCCCAATTGCGACGATAGTTAACGATGCCAAAAAAAGGATGGTTGCAGTCGTTCCAGAGGGTATACATGCAGCTCATTTCACCCCAATAGGGATTAACGTCGGCATGCTCGCCTTCATCCCCGTAAAACGGTATGACTTTTGCGTTGGTATCAAAACGTACGTGCAGATCCTTTAAGCAGACTGCATAGAGGACCACATCTTTGGCAGCCAGCTTCACAAAGGAACCTACAGATCTACTCGAGTATAAGCAATTTCTTTTTCTTGTAATTCATATTCGTACCCATCAGCTTCAATAGTTTCTACATCAGCAAAAGCCAAGCCTTCAAAACAACCGGTACGACGGTCATCATCAAAGTCAAAATAGAAGCGCGTTAAGTTTGATCCCATGGGTTGTGCACCAGATAAAGAGGAAGGTTAATCCGAGCATGGCAAGACGACCATTGACACGCTCGGCATACCAAAGGTGATCATCAAGGTTTGTGTGCCACTTCCAGAAGCGGAGATCAGGTGACATCTCTAGAATCCACTCCCAAAGGGCGGGGAAGAGCCAGCCAAGGCACGACACATAACCCTGGATGCCAAGCAGGAATTTGTTCATTGACGAGATGCAACTTCCATGAAGAACAGGTAGGCATCCATGCTAATCACGACGAGCATGGCGCCAAGGATGGAAGCGATTGCGTAATTGAATCCGTCCATTACACACGGTTGATTCATCTGTTAAACTAGCAGCAATATACAAAACCATCAATGGTTGCTAAGATAAATACATCGGATCCTTGGATCAAAGCCAAGGACGAGCAACCAAAAATCATGCGGGACCTGAACAGGACCGCAGCCAGAATTACGCTTAACGGAAAACGTCACTATACAACTCCGTTACCCACTGGGCCTGCACCATCCGTAACTACTATTATTGGTGAGACAGCTTCCGAAGCAAACAAGCGGAAGCTCGAAATGTGGTCCAAAAATAATCCAGGTGTTAAAGAAGCTGCTGCCGAAAGGGGTACCGCCATCCACTATGGCATGGAACAGTACCTCAAAGGGAATAAAACCCCTGAAATCAAAGAGGATTATGCGGACTTTTGGGCGGGTATGCCAGCAATTCTTGATCAGTTTCAGGAAGTTCTCTGGGCTGAATCTCCCGTGCTGGACAAATTTAATTTTACTATTGGTGCTGATGACGTGGCTCGCGTCTGGGGTTGCGATTCCGAGGGCCGTGCTTGGGCTGGTGCTCCTGATATTATTGCTGTCGCCAATAACAAACTGACGCTTGCTGACCTGAAGACCAGCGTTAAACCATATAGCCGCAAGTGGCCAAAAGATTTGGAAAAGGGGTCCCAAGAGTGGAGGGATCTATTGGGTGGTCACATGAAGTTTAAAAAAACCTGTAAACAACTCGCGGCATATGACATTGCTATCGAGCAGACCCTTGGCATGACCGTACAACAAGCGGCAATCTTGGTGTCGACGCCTGTCCGCACGCAGATTTTTAAAATCTCCAGGAGATTCTTAGATTCGTTGCGGGAAGATTGGTACAAAATTGTAGATGAGTACTATAAACAAATTGAAAATTGTAACGTTTATGATCCGGATCTTATTTAACGACATCATCCAAGCCGCAATCAAGTGGTGGAAACAAGTTTGGTTTGAAGCTAAACTGAAGGCCAGGCTTACCATGATTGAGTGGGATAATCGGATTGAATCCGAGTTAGAACGGAAAATTGAACAAAAACCGATCTACAAGGAACATCCGATTGATCCCGTGCTTCAGACCGGTGAATCCCAGAAGTTGGGTGGAGCCATGCAACTAACCGCACCTTGGTACAATGATGGCCTACAACCCCCAAGGAACGATGGAGTGTCGGAAGCGCCTAGCATGGACGATCGCCTGTGAGCGCGCTGTTGTCACAAAAGAAGATGCCGTTGATTTATATCACAAGATGATGAAAGAATTTGATGCGATAGATAAACGAAATGAATACAAAAGGACTGAGTCTAATAAGACTCAAGTAACTTAAGGATTGCTTGATGGCCTCCATGGATTGGGCAGCGTAGGATTAAGAGACACACAACCAGGCCCTCCCCATGGACGTACACGTCGGCTTGGGTGAGTGGATGAATAGTCTCACGAGTCGCATGCTAAGTGCGATGGACGGGGACTGTTTTTATCTGCCCACCCTTATGCATCTTCATGCGTACACAATCTTAAAAGAGGCCTCCTTCCCCGACCGGGACTTTAAAGTAGTAATCAAGAACTCCACAGAAGTATGACGAACCAGAATTTGAAAGCTCTTAAGCCAGGCGAAATCCGACTAGATTACATCCCACTTGATTGGCCCCTTACTCCCCTTGGACCCAACAAAGATCCCTACATCCAAGGTTGGCAGAACAAACCATTCAGTGTACGTGAAATTGAAGAAGAGCTGGCAACAGGGGATTGTCGTGCAATTGGCCTATTGGGAGGTCCTGCTTATAACCATCCCTATGGCTTGGTTTGGGTTGATGTTGATGGTCCTAGCGTCTACCCCCTCATCGAACAAATCTCTGAACTCCCCCTCCAAGACGCGCTGCCTGCCACCCTTACCATCTTCAGTGGTAAAGTCGGCCGCGAACGTAAGCTCTACAAATTAAACCGCGATAAACACAAGCATTTCCTACGCAATAAATACACCTGGCACGGGGAAGAAAACAAAGAAAAGCTTGAGATCCTTTGGAAGAAACACCAAGGTGTCTTGATGGGTGTTCACCCAGAGACCGATGGTTATTACACAGGTGAGGGGCTTGGGTTTGAGTGGTCTGATTCGCTGCCCGAACTACCGGACTGGATCCTCAATAACATCATCACCAAGAACGCCAAGCAAGGAAGTCCCGCACAAGAAGTATCACGTGTGATCGGCGGTAACTTCGCCATCCAAAGTGTCATTGGACTGGATCGTGATATCCAACTTGCGTCCGAAGCAATGTGGGGTATGCCTCCAGAAGCGACGGATGACTATGACATCTGGATCATGGTTGGTCAGTCGCTCCATAGTTTGGATGAATCGTTGCTGGATGAATGGGATGAATGGTCCAAGCAGAGCGATAAGTACAAAGATGGTGAATGCCACAGGCGTTGGCTCTCCTTTAGTAAAGGCGGTGGTCGTGGTATCGGATCACTCGTTCATATTGCCAAAGAGAACGGGTGGGTTCCTTCTCAAGACTACCGAGTACAAAGCCCTGATGATGCAACGCTAGAAGCTGTTGCTGCCATCCTACCAAACCTTGAACAAGATATCTTAGATCATATGGAAGGCCTCGCATCCCTTGGTTCTGCTGCAGTAACAAACGTAAAAACACCACCTAAAAAAACAACGTTTACTCAGAAACCAAAAGAAAACGTTGATGAGGAAGAAATAAAAGATTCCAAAGGTCGTAACCAGCCTTCCCATATCATTGCTGATCAAGTGCTTGGTATGTACGCCGGCAACCTGTTGTTTAGTCAGCCGCACAACCAGTTTTTTCTCTATGACGCACGCAAAGGTCTGTGGGAGAAAAAGACCAAGATCGAGATGTATGGCAGCATCCGAGAAAAAATGAAAGTACTGACTTTCTCTGATTGGCTGCCCAAAGGTTTTAACCACGCCATGATGGAAGACATTTACAAACAGCTCCAAGCATTGGTGCCGTTTGATGAGTGGTATGACGATATGGATTACCTCTTGTTTACCAATGGTTTGTTAGAGGTCAGCACCAGGGAACTGCAACCTTTCCAACGGGATCTGTACATGACGCAACAGATGCCGTACGAATACGATCCATCGGCTACTTGTGAAGAAATCATTAAGTGGTTGAAGCATACACAACACAATTCCTGGAACCGTACGCAAGTACTTAGGGCATGGCTTAGAGCAACACTGCTTGGTAACTACGAAATCCAAAAGTTTCTGGAGATTGTTGGCCCAGGTAAGTCTGGTAAATCAACCTACGCAAACCTGGCGGTGGCATTGGTAGGACGTAGTAACACCTACTCCACAGACTTTGAAAACATGGAGAAAAACAGGTTTGAAGCAGCAGCCTACATGGGTAAAAAACTTCTCCTGTTCCAGGATGCTGATCGTTGGGGTGGTTCCGTATCAAGACTGAAAGCAATCACTGGTAATGACTGGATTCGTTCTGAGCGCAAGTACCAAGGCGAAGCGTTAGATCCATTTCAATACCATGGAATGGTCATTATTACGGCTAACGAAGCTATTCAGTCTACCGACTACACTTCTGGTTTAGCTCGTCGCCGTCTCACTATTCCGTTTGATCGTCCATTCACTGGAGGACAAGCGGAACAAAAGGAACTAATCAAGTTTGATAACAAGGGCAATCCGCAAGGTGAGTTTGCGCCTCTACTGCCAGGGCTGGTGAACTGGCTACTGGATATGCCAGAAGCTGATATGCGTTCCTACCTGATGGAGACCGCACAACATGTGGACTTCTTCCAGAAGTATGAGAAGGAACAAAGCCTGCGTTCTAACCCTGTCTTGGATTGGATGAGTCAACATGTGGTCTACGATCCTGGGGCTAAGTCTGTTGTTGGTACCTGTAAAAGTGCGCAAGGTTCCAATAACTTCTATCAAAATTGGCAACAATGGCTTTATCCGAGCTATGCCGAATTCTGCCGTAGCTGTAATGTCGGATTCGTTGGACGTGGTCGATTTGAAGTTCTCTTCTTTGATATCTGTAAGCACCAGCTAAAACTTAATGTCTTTAGTAAGAAGACCAATAAGGGCCTACTGGTGTTTAATGCGGTTAATCGTGAATCCAATCCCAAGTACGAGACCTATCCATCCATTGTTGAGGTCGCCTCTAACCCACAAAAATACCTTCCTCTTTACGGAATGGACATTACTACGTCCACTAATGCGACAATGGAGGATATTGCGGAAGTCATGTGAGCAATGGCCGGCACCTGATCCTGGATCTTTACGACTGTGATCAAGAAATCCTGAATGATTATGAGGAGCTTCAACGATTGCTTGAGGCTTCTCTCGTCATGGCAAAAGCAAATGTCCTACGGATCTTTGGGGAAAAGTTCCAGCCACAGGGTGTAACGCTCTTGGCATTACTGTCTGAATCACATGCATCAATCCATACATGGCCAGAGATTGGCTATTGTGCTATCGATCTTTATACATGTGGTAATACGACACAGACGCATCGAGCGGCTGAGTTTTTGAAAACAAAACTTAAGGCAAAAACATCAGAAGAAAAAGAGTTGGTAAGGTCAATAACACCTACAGCTGTCTGAGTAATAGTGTTAACAGGGCTGAGCAATTTATAATAAAGAAATCAAAGTAGTTGTAAAAAGATGGCGGGCACTCTACGGCTCAGCAACACTGGTACTGGTAACGGTCAAAGTACAATCACCACTGCAGCATCAGGTGATACCACGTACACCTTACCCAGTGGTGGTGGTACCTTTGTAACAACTTCTTCTACACAAGCATTAACCGTACCTTTTGCTTCTGGTACTGTTAGTGCACCTTCTGTTACATTTCTTGGGGATAGTAATACTGGTATTTATTCCCCAGCTGCAGATACAATTGCATTCACAGAAGGTGGTGTTGAATCCTTAAGGATTGACTCCTCAGGCCGAGTAGGGATTGGCACTACTAGCCCTTTGGCTCCGCTTCACATAAATAGCGCTGGCGCTGACAACATTGCAGTTCGCATGTCGAACTCGCTGAACACTTGTGTAGTAGGGCCGATCGCCGACGGCACTCTAAATGTTTTTAGCAACTCTGCGCTTCCAATTGTCTTTTCTACAAGCGCAATCGAACGCGCCCGCATCGACAGCTCGGGACGCCTGTTAGTTGGCACGTCTACAAGCATTACCTCGGCCGGCACAAGCGGTGGTGGTGCTGGATCTACCCCAGCTTTGCAAGTAGTTCACCCTTATCAAAACATTAATCTTGCTGGTATTAGTCTTTCTCGCTTCCAAGCGTCCAACCCGTACGGAGCCGTTTTTACCATACAAAAAAGCAAAAATGATACTATTGGTAGCCATGCAGTAGTTGCTAGCGGTGATGAGCTAGGTGTCATTTCCTTTGATGGAAGCAACGGCACAGCTTTTAATACGGCAGCCACTATTAGCGCTGTTGTAGACGGCACCCCCGGCGCCAACGACATGCCGGGCAGGTTAGTGTTCTCCACTACCGCCGACGGAGCGAGCAGCCCGACGGAGCGGATGAGGATTGATAAAGATGGAAACGCAGTTTTTAAGACGGACAACTTTAGTAGGACTCGTTTTGACAATATTAGCGGGAATGTTTACGGTATTCTGCTCGGAGCGTCCACTAGTGGTATTATTCAGGCCGCAAAGAATGACGGCCCTGTTATCTCATTAAACCGCACAAATTCAGACGGAAGTGTTGTAGACATCATCCAAGACGGCACAGTTGAAGGCACAATCTCTGTATCCGGCACCACCGTCAGCTACAACGGTGCTCACCTCTCCCGCTGGTCACAACTCCCCGGTGGCACAGAGCGCACTGAAATCATGCGCGGCACTGTACTAAGCAACATCGACGAGATGTGCGAGTGGGGCGAGGAAAACAACGAACAGCTCAACCGCATGAAGGTGAGTGACGTTGAAGGTGATCCCAACGTGTCCGGTGTGTTCCAAGTCTGGGACGATGACGGCGACACTTACACCGACGACTTCTACTGCGCGATGACGGGTGACTTCATCATCCGCATTGCCGAAGGTGTCACCGTGCAGCGTGGACAGCTTCTTATGTCAGCGGGTGACGGAACTGCAAAGCCACAAGGTGATGGCTTTGTTCAAGACAAAACAATAGCCAAAGTCACATCAACTCATGTCACATGTACCTACGATGATGGCAGCTACTGCGTGCCTTGCGTGCTGATGGCTTGCTAAGCCGCGTAGTCCTACTCACTAAAAACTGTCATATAAACTCTCGATTTGTGTATAGTAAATCGAGAGTATTTTATTACCTTGAAAAAGAAGACTAAGGTGTTGTGGTGTGGTGATATCGTCGCCATGACCGGTTTTGCTCGTGTAACTGAAAATGTCATCTACCGTCTAAAAGACGACTTTGATATCGTCGTACTTGCTCACAACTGGTGGGGTGATCCATGTGAGCAGCAGAAGGACTTCAAGATGTATCCTTCTTCTAATCGTTTTCAAACCGCACCATTTGGTGAACAACGCATTCGTGAGATCGTTGAGCGTGAACAACCCGACATCGTCTTCACGATCAATGACATGTGGATCATTAACGCACAGTACCAGCAGATCCAAGACCTTCATAAACAAGGTAAATTCAAGTTCGTGGGTTATGCACCCATGGATTCGTATGGTTGGATTGGTTGTTTAGCAGATACAGCCAACGAGTGGGATGCCATCATTTCTTACACGGAATTTGGTGCGCACGAATTTGTGAAAGGTGGTATCCGTAAACCAATCGCCGTCATCCCCCATGGTGTAACACCAGGGCAGTTCTATCCCATGGATAGGGATGAGTGCCGCCGCAAGCTTGGGTTGGATGAAGACCTGTTTATTGTGTTCAACGGGAATAGGAATCAGTTTCGGAAACGACAGGACATTACGATCCAGGCCTTTGCCAAATTTGCAGTTGGTAAACCAGAAGCACGGTTGTACCTCCATATGGGACTGAAGGATCAAGGTTGGGATGTGATGGGTGTTTTCGGTAGGGAGATGTCAAAGGTGGGGCTCGATCCCAATGGACGCATCATCATGACCACGCAGACGGATGGTCCGCCAAACGTATCGGTGGAAATGCTCAATATCATCTACAACGCATGTGATGTGGGCGTTAATACCTGCAAGGGTGAGGGATGGGGGCTTGTCAACTTTGAACACGCCGCATGTGGTGTGCCGCAAGTGGTGCCCGACCACACGTCTTGCAAGGAGATCTTCGAGGGCTATGGCGAACTGATCCGTTGCGACCACGTTGATGTGGACACCAACTACGCAAGGGAGATGCCATGCCCATCCTCCGAGCACCTTACCGAGATCTTGGAGTACCTGTACCAAGACAAGGGTATTCGTGAATGGGTTGGCACACGCTGCCGGGAACGCGTGATGGATCCACAGTTCTCATGGGACACTGTTGCGTCTCAATTTGGTGGCATCTTTGAGGACGTGATGAACGAAGTGGATCATTCGGTCCCAACTGAGATCAGTGAGAAGCCACGAAAGCAGAAGAAAAGCAAAAGTCTGCGGAAGGAAAAGGCAAGTGCGATAGCCTGATCAAGCGTCAAGGGGAACCAGGCCTCTGCTTCGGCAGGGGCTTTTTTGTGCCCATAAGTAGGTATGTGCAGCCAGTAGATGCGACAACCGTCTTCTAGACCCTTTTAACAGGTGCTACTACGTCCGTATTTATCTTACGTAAGCCGTGCGCGGTTTTTGATCAAAAGTGTCATTGTTGAGAACAGTTCTCAGTCTTATGTAAGACAAAAATAAGACAATCAAGAGAGTGAGACACTTTTAAACAAAACATGCTCATGACTTAGATATAGTAAATAAGTATGTAGTAGCACCTATCTCAAGGTGATTTGACCGTGCATACCTTGCATATATGTGCTTGATGGTCTATGCTGCCCTGGTACGCCCTGGTCCCAATGGCCCGCACATATCAAGAGATGCCACCCCTGTGGTGGGTCCAGGAAAATTTGGAGCTTGGCTCTGATCATCCTTGTGGTCTCAAGTGGAAAACGTCTGACCGCTACCACGATGCCGGTGATGCTGCGGGAAAAACCACTAGCCACGGCAGGTTTTACACCGTATCCATGCTTGGTATTCGGTATCCAGCGCACCGTGTGGTGTATTACTTGCGTACTGGTGACGACCCAAAGGATGCGGATGTTCTTCACGACAAAGACAACATTGCTCGTGACAACCGTTTAAACCTGACGTTGTATAAACGACGTACACGCCCAGCGCCTAAGTACAGGCGTCGTGTCCGGGACGAAGAAGGTAATCTTGTCTTCAGAGATCCCCATACCAATTACCGCTTTATTGACAAAGGAGATTTCTCAAATGGCTGATATCACCAAGCAACTTCTTAATGCAGCAAAATCAATTTCCATTATTCCTTTTATTCCCAACATCAATGAACTATCTGATGGTGAACTCGCCCTTCACGGTTTATATCGTGGGTATTACTGTGCTCATGGACACCGCATCCGTGATCAAGACAAGCATTGGTGCTATGAATGCGTCCGTAAAATCCAAAACAACAACTGTGGATTTGACATCAACTACCTCAACAAAAACTACAAGTCCAGATTGTTTATGCTCTGGAATCAAATTTCTGTTGGTGAGTGGGATGACTGCTGGGAAGTACCTTGGCTTGCTACAAAACGTACGAGGTTTCCTTCTTACCGCACATTAAACAACTCAAAGACCAATGACAATGTCAATATCCACAAGGTGATCTACCAATGTGCCTGGGGAGACGTTGGCAAGATGTTTGTCACACGCACGTGCAAAAACAAGAACTGTCTCAATCCTCTTCATTTAGTTTCAAGTTGGAATCGCACATTCCCTCCTAAGACTATCCATCCATTCTGTGTTGAGTTTGATCCAGCAAAGGCAATGCAACATGCGCAGAATCAACTGAGAAATAAACCCATCCCTATTATTGAGCAGCAATACAAAAACACAATACAACATCCGTTGGTACACAAAAATACCCCGGATTATGATGATATACAGGAGTTGTATTACGGTTCATATGTCCAGGAGTTCGGTAAGTCAGCCACAAAGAACTCAGAATAATCCTTTAAATCTCGGTACGTTTAGTCAAACGTCACTGCGTTATCTCAAAGGAACTCTTGGACCTCAGTGGAAAGTCATTGGTCGCGCTGATACCAGCCAAACATCTAATGGTGGTATTGGCGGAGGGACCTTCAATCATTGGTTCCTGATCAATATCACGAGCCCTGCTTGGATTATCTTGACAAAAGGACCGCCGCGTCCTCAGTACATTCAAGTATCTGCTTATGACCTAAATAAATCACCTATCCAAGGTGATTCAATTTTTGATGCGGATTCGGTCCAGGTTGTTTCTGGTAATGAAATCTACATCCCGTATTTAGATACGGTGATGAATACACAATCAGATCTATACAATACATTTTCACGTTATCGTTTAGATCGAGGAGATGATCGTTACTATCCTTTATCTGCAGGTAGCTATCTCATTTGTGTTTCATCTACACGTAATGAAACGCTTAACTACGAACTTGGTGTTGTCATTGAGTTTCCTTCCAACGAAGTTTTTATTGCACTAGAAGATTTTGACGGCAGTGTCTTTTTAACCGAGACACAACCTGACCCAGATAAAGAAATTTTAATTAAATCTCCTATTACAACAAATACAACAATTAGTACAGATCCAGAGCGCCCCAATGCTTATAGCCCATCACTTGCATCAATCGATGCAGGCGTTATTGTCACCGTCCTCAATGGATCAACCTGGTTTGTAGGCGTGCCTATTCCAGATGACATTGCCCAAGACGACTCAAAAATTATTGCAGAACCAGGAAATGACGTTTATTATGATACATTCCATGATCATTCATTATCAGAATGGCGTACTGCATGGGAGCGTGAACACCAAGATACCGATAAATTCCCCGATGTATTTGTTCCTTTAGTTAATAGACCATGATTAAACAACTCCTTGCTTTGTTTCGTAAAACTCCACCCAAGCATTCCCCGCAAGTTGCTTGGTTGCGTTATTGTATAGAAAATCCTGAAGCCCCAGGATGCCGCATTTATGACGTATGACAAAAACAAACGACAAGCCTGAAGAAAAAAAGAAAAAATGTCAGGAAAATAACACACGGATTTACGCTGCTACCGAGAAAGATTGGGAAGACTTCTTTGCTGCACAAGAAGATCTAGATTATTTATTTGATCGTTGATATCCCGTTTTACAATAAAAGAAACGGGAGATACCCATGTCTAAACTTAACGAATACATTGAAGTGGCTCTTGCCATTCACGCAGCTGCGTCTGCTATCTGTGCATTGACTCCTACACCAAAGGATGATGACATCCTGCGTAAAGCCTATAAAGTCCTGGAGTTCCTGGCACTGAACATTGGTCGTGCCAAAGAGCGTTGATTAATCAGGCAATGCCTGAAACCAGAACACGCACCCGCCTTGTTCTTCTACCCAATCTCTGGTTTCATATGCGTGCTCCTTTGGTAGGGTCACGCATTTTTTCTCATCTCCAATTTGCCAGCACATATTGACGCGGATGCGCGGCTCTTTGTATTTTTTCACGTCAGTAATCCCAGCGCACGCGTGGCTTGCCTTCTCTGATGCCAAGATGGATGAATCCTTTTGGTGCACCATAGCCTAGCGAGTAAGGCCAATTTTTGTCACACCAGTCTTGCACAGTGTAGACATCGACTCCATCCACGTAAAAGTCAACGGCACCTTTAGATGGGGCGTTGTAAGTGTGCTCACTGTTCTTAGCACCTCCTACTTGCGTATTGATGGGTTCCGGACGAGCAGCACTAGTGATAATCAATGGTTTATTGCCAAACTGTTTACGTACTTTCTCAAGGAATAAACACAGTTCTTTTGCTGTGTCGCATTGGTATTGTTTTGTAAAACGACGTGCTTCCTGATTTAAAGTTAATTCACCGTACGTGATGTTAGGTGTGATCTTGTACGTGAATGGGCTCCAAGGATTGAAGTTGTTGTTGTGTGGGTTTTGATCTTCTTTCTCTCCAATGTTTTGGAGCTGTCGATCCATGATTTGAATTAATTTGGTGCTGTAGTCAGGATCTGTGGCGTATCCTTCCTTTACCAATAGACGAGCACATTCATTCCTACTAGTAGCACGATTCACACCTTTAAAACGACCGAAGTCTTTGTACCAGCGATCAACGAGGTAACAAACACAGGTTTGTATGTTGGGAAAATCAATAAAGCCAGCCTTGATTGTGACCCATTGACCATTAATGAATTCTTGAGTACTGACATTAGAGCCAGATCCCTTTAAACCAAAGTAATTATTGACACCTGATGTGTGCTTGCCCCAGCCTGACTCGAGTGCCCACTGTGCAGCGACACATTCAGGCCATTTAGCGCCAGCTTGTTTTGCGGCCGCAAGAACACCGTCCCAAGTATTGGAGGTTTCTGGTTGTGGTTTTGGCTTATTGCGATATTTAACGGCAAAAGACTCCAGTGTCTCAGGTGTTAACTGAGACTGGAGCCATTCCCATGCGTCAATTTGATGCAGCTCTTTCGTAAAGAACTCAGCAGCATCCGTTAGTTTGATTGACATATCGACCTAGAGCTTTTTATTACTCTAGGTCAGGTCAATAATCAAGCAGGTACGGCTTCTTTTACTTCAGTTTCTTCCACTGCTTCTTCCTCTGGAGCAAACTCAAGAGTATCGATCAGTTGACCAATGAGGTTAGCAGAGAAGGCAATGAGGTTGCCGTCACCAGTGGCACGTGCAGAACCAAAGGAATTAATGGCCGAAACTAGCTGAGACTTTGTGCAAGCCATAAAGAACAGATAACTTCAAAAAGTATAACAAAAATCACCAGGGAACGCCAGATTCAGAAGTTGGGTGCAGCTTTGCTTGGATCTGATTGTGTAGTGCTTCTTCAATTGAAACAACTTGATCAACACCAAGTGCAGCCAAGGTCCACTCAACAACTTGTTCCTTGGTTAAAGAGCTGAAAGGTGTGAAAGAATTTGGATTCGGTTTACCAAGACCTACGCTGCCATAACAACCGGCAGTTTTACCGTCTTCTTCTAAAGATGCAGTCCAGTGGACAGTGTACACCGCACCATCAGGATAGGTATCACCATCGGGAAGATGGCGCTCAAGCTGAGCAATATCCCAAATTGCGTTAGCCATAACAGATGTTTTTTCTTATTCTAGATGCAGTCCACTTTGTACCATCCCAGACGTAGTTAACATTACCACTTGAGAAGGTTTGGTTTAATGTTGGTGATGCGGGAAAATTAATAGCCATTAGTTGGTTCCTCCTTCAAGGGCGGTGAGTCGGTCTGCCAAAGCAGAGATTTGATAGTGCTGCTCATCAATCGTCATGTTGTTGACGGCCACCATGCCTTGTAGGGTTTCGATGCGCTCCATTGCTTCCTGCAGCGCAGCCGTCAGCAGGGGCACCAGCTTGGATTGGTCGATGCCTTGGTAGACGGGATTGCCGTCAGCATCTACTTCATCCTTGGTGCCAGTGACACACTCAGGGACTATCGCCTGTACCTCATGGGCCAAAAAGCCGTCAACCGTGGCATCAGACCCGATGAAATTGAATCGATGGACTGGGATCTGCGACAGCCGCTCAGTTGCTCCAGCTAATAGCTCGACGTTTTCTTTCAGCCGATAGTCGGACGTTGTGTTGTAGGAGGTAGAAGACGCATTGGTTGTAATGCTTCCCCGTGCCGTGCCGCCGCCATCCATGAAGAGGATCTGGTTTATTGTCCCACTTGCTGCGGTGTTCCAACAACGGATTGGCCACTGGCTTGCTCCTCCAGTGACATTAAACATTGAAAGCGTGCCGTTGCTCCCTTGAAAACTGAACAGCTCATTCTCGGCCGATGGGGCTGTAGCGCCAAAAAGTACACGACCTGCATTCGTAATCCTCATCCGCTCCGTCGGGCTGCTCGCTCCGTCGGCGGTGGTAGAGAATACTAGTCTTGTCGGAACGTCATTAGCCGATGTCGCCGCATCGGCTACAGCTTCTATCCGAGCGCCTTCAACAAACTCAGTTCCATCCGAACCTTGAAAAGAAACAGCGCCTAAGCTGTCCCCATTGGTAACAGCTTGGTTACCGCCGATAGATCCATTAATTTGGCGGGCCAGCAATAAATACGCGCCATTACCCGCTGCACTTGTATCGCTTGAAATAATTGCGACTCTTCGAGTGTCGCTACTCGTTCCTTCTACTTGAAACGCTGCTGATACGGATCCGTTAAAGAAGTTGCTACGCGCACTAGACGTGCCAACTAACAGGCGTCCCGAGCTGTCGATGCGGGCGGATTCTGAAGGAGATCCACCAGCAACCGTAAAAGCGATTGCCGACTCTGACAGGATTCGGAGATTTCCTGAATCACTGTAAATTGCACCTACAGACGATCCGTTTTTATACCAACGAATACGGCTTTCAGTAGAACTATCGGATGAATCAACAATGACCTGTGGGTTGGTACTTTTGACGTGTAGAGGTGCGCTAGGGCTACTAGTCCCCAGACCTAAGCGGCCACTGGAGTCGATGAACAACCGCCCCGTGCCGTTAGTCGAGATGGCTACTTGGTCTGCGCCGGGGGAGTAGATGCCGGTGTTGCTATCACCTGTAAAACTAAATGCAGGAGCAGATGCGCTGCCCACAGGAACACCACTAATACCTGGAGCACTAATAGAAGTAAGGCCAGTAATAGAGCCAGTGCCGTTAAGATTAATTGCCATTTGTCAGTACCTCAAACAATTGCCCAGTTTTGGTCATCACCCACGATGACTTCAACGCCATCATTAATTGTGATAGGTCCACAACTTGTGGCGTTATTGCCACTCGGAAGTGTATAACTTGTTGTTACTACTTGTTCATTTAACACAAAAACCTGATCCCCACCTGAGCCGGTTGCGCCACCACCTCCGCCAATCTCGGACCAATCGCCGTCTTTATACCCTTCATATCTAATGAGGGTTGTGTTAAAACGCAACATGCCTGTTAAGGCAGTTGTTGGTCGAGCTGCCGTTGTACCTGTAGGAACTTGAACTGCTCCAGATCCATATGTATATATAGATCCATCTCCACTAACGCGCCAACGTTCCGTACCCGAAACAGTAATAGATAAGGTATTGGCTGCTCCAGTAAATAAACCAGTATCTGGATCAACGACAAACGTAATGCTTGGATTAGCAGCTGTACCGGATGCAAAAATACCTGTTGCAGTGGTGATACTTGCACCGCTAATTGCGTTTCCAGTAATTGAAGCTCCGCTAATTACTTGCCCTGTAATTGTATTCGCACTTACATTGGCACCGGTAATCGTTGTTCCGCTAACTGTTTGACCGGTGACAAATAAAGCATTAACAGAGTTTCCGGTAATAGAAGCACCACTGACGGTCTGTCCAGTTACGTAAAACGCGCTAACACCATTCCCTGTGATTGTTGCTCCGCTTACCGTTTGACCTGTAATATATACTGCATTTACGGATGTACCGGTAATAGTGGCGCCAGATAGGGTGCCAGTGACCGTTACATTCCCGCTAAAAGTGGGCGATATAACCAGGCCCGAAACAGGGACAGTTACATTAGCTTCACTTGGGGCAACGCCTGTTGTGAAGGTAATAAAATCTAAGCGAACTTCGCCAAATTGGGCCATGCGTTTTTAATTTCACCCGCTAGCGTTATTAGTATTTTAACTCACGATCCCCAAATAGTGAGTATCATACCATTTACACCTGAGGAAATGGTTACTCCACGAGAGCCGCCAATGGCAACACTAAAAGTATCAGTTGTATCAGAGTAAGCACCTGTATTTAAATCAGCAACAAAAACAACCGAGGGATTGCTTACGGTTCCCGATGCAAACACACCAGTAGCTGTCCTTAAAGAAGCGCCACTAATTACACCTGTAACATTAATTCCCGAACTAAAGTACCCGGAGCCAGAAACAATTAAATTGCCATCGTAAATAACAAAATCACCACCGGCATATCCTCCGCCACCACTGTTTGCTACCCAAGTAGTCGTACCATCCCCATTAGTACTTAAAATACGGCCTGATACGCCAACAATAGTGGGAAAAGAAAACAGACCATAAGGACGGACATCTCCCGATCCACTAACAAAAGTAACTCCGCCTGCACGATAAGTATTACCTGAAACAGTTCCAAACGTACCGCTGGTTGCTTGTATCGTTACACCAGAAATATCGCTTGTAAAAACGCCGCTAACTCCAGTGATGGTTGTTGCTTGTACCGTGGTACCTGTTATTGTTGCTCCGCTAAGAAAACTAGTAAATACACCTGATACTCCTGTAACAGAAGTAAAAATACCTCTTTCTCCAGTGATTGTCTGCCCAGATAATTGGCTTGTAAAAACACCTGTAATTCCTGTAACAGTACCAAAGCTGCCGGTATTTCCTGTTATGGTACCTCCGCTAAGAGATGTAAAAGCACCAGAGACAAAAGAGCCGCTTGTGCCTGTGATTGTTTGTCCGCTTACCGTGCCAGTAACACTAATACCAGATGCAAAGAACCCTGAACCACTAACGTAAAGATTTCCTGAAACAGTGTGATTCCCTGCTATTAATGTTGCAAACGTACCTGTTGTAAAACTGGCATTAGTACCGGTTACTGTAGTGCCAGACACCTGGCCAGTGAAAACGCCTGAAACACCAGTAATTGTTGCTGCTTGAACGCTGTTCCCAGTAATTGTCTGCCCACTTAAAGAGGATGTAAAAACCCCTGTTGCACTGGTTACAGAAGAAAAGGTTCCTGCGTTACCACTGATAGATCCACTCGTGGTTAAGTTGTTTTGTATAACAACACCACTGAAGGTCGCAAGACCAGAACTGGTTACAGTATTAAAGCTACTGGAACCTAAAACAGTGAGATTGCCATTGATCGTTACGTTACCAGTGATTGTTTCACCGGTCACATTTGCGTAATATTGATCTAAATAATTGCGAAATTCTGTAAACGTAATTTTTTTGTTACGCAGAACAGGGTCCACTTCAAAGACGTGAACCAGGGTCAGTAGATCCTGTTCATCAATCTCGTTCCCATTAATCGCAGGGAACTCACTGATTCTCCTGTTTGCCACCTACGTTTATGCTCAATTCTTTCTCTTAATTATAAATCGGCTTATTTAGCGCACCTTAATCTCGACACGAGGCAAAATATTGGTTACAATATTCCAAGTCCATTGGACTCCGGTGACAATTCCGCAGGAAAGCAAGATAACCAGCAGTACTTCAGCAACCGTAAGATTACGCCTTACGTAAACAACTTGAGGTTGTTGCTGTGGCATTGCTGCTTGCTGAGCAATGGCTTGTTGAACGGCAAGCTCACGTGCCCTAGCTTTCATCTGAGCCAAAAGCTCAGGCGTAATTTGGCCTTCAGGAGCCTGAGGCATGGGTTGTTGGCTAGGGGGAATCTGCTCTTCCATGGTCGCAAATTGTTTTCCCAAAGACTAACATACAAGCAAAGGATGTGCAGGTATGCGGTACGGATTACGCAAAAGCTTAGAGGATATTGCGTACGAGCTTAAAGGGATCAAGAATATCCTTGGTTCCATGTGGCACAGTCGTTACTCAAACGGAGAAACGGACGCACTAAATCCAGAAGCTTTTGCCGATGAGTACATCTCGACAGAAGAATGCGGTAAACGCCTGGGGGTCTCGGACCAAACCATCCGCAATTGGATTGCTATTGGTAGGAAGACCCCAGATAAAGGCTGGGTAGAGGGCATTCATTATGTCAACATCTCCCCTGACGTGCACCGTAAAGCAGTATTACGCATCCCCTGGAACCGACTGATCCAGTCCTTTGCCAAAAACGAAAACATTGATTTAAAAAATCTACGCGGAAATTATGACCAATATCGCAATAAACAGGAGTTCCTGGCGTAATGGCGCATCGTTTCCAGGGGATTGATATTGGTTCTATAACAGTTGAGAACCATGAGGAGCTGTTGCCTGAATCGTTGATCAGGCAAGTAGAAATGTTCTTGCCTCCTAGTGGATCATTCGATGACGGGTGTCTTCGTCGGTACCTTGAAAATCTAAGGAACTACGAAGAAGAAGACGCTAACTCCGGCATGACACTTGCTAATCGGTTGCGTCTTGCGTTCCATGATCTGAGTGCGGATACAATCTGCGGTAAATTCCCACAGGCAGAGTTGCCTTTGAAACGAAGGTTACGTTGCGTAGCCGAATACCTTATCCGGTCCGGAGAATTTGATAAGGTAAGGGATGAAAACGGAAAACTTGTCAAAAAACGCGGAGTGCTGGGCAAGTTAGTTGTACTGTATCAACCAACGCCTAAGCTTCTGGAATCACTACACCGCCAAGGATTATTAAAAGATGGATCGACGTGAAAAACTAATTGCTTCTGTTATTGGTCCTGAGCTGGATCAAACGAAAGCACGGATGCTTGATGCCACAATCAAGTTAATCCTTGGTGATATGGGCGAGCAGTACTGCAAGATGTGGGAGTTAGAAGGCCCAGGTGTTATGGTGTTCCAACCACGGAACAAAGAACGTTCTATGTTCTTCTGGACTTTAAAAGAAATCCACGCTGCACAAGAAGATTGCGAGCGCAGCAACTCTGGAGATCTTGCTGAGACTTTTAGGCGCATCCTTGGTGCAGCACAAAAGATTGATCCAACGGAAAAGGCTGGTTACATCATCAATGATGATGAGGGAATGCGTTATCTCGAGATTGATTACAATAAGGCGGCTGCGTAATGGCTGAGAAAGGACTGCGTGGTGTTGCATCACGTAATGAAGGCGCTGAGCTAATCACAAATCAAGACTTGGTTCATGCGGCCAACGAGCTTTTGGGCGGCATTACTCTTGACGTGGCTAGTTCCAGGATTGCAAATGAGTACGTACAAGCAGAAAACTATTACACACCAACGGATGATGGACTAAATGCACAACAGTGGTACGGAAGCTGTTACCTGTTTCCACCAGCGGGCTCCTACTTTTGGGATCAAAAGCATGAAAAATGGAAAATGACAAGGGCTTCTTCACTGACCCTTTCGTCATCCCATGCTGTATGGTTCCGGCGAATGTACCATGCATGGCTTGCAAAAGAAATAAAGGAAGGTCTTTATTTCAGCAACTGCCCTGACATGATTCGTTATGAGCCAAAAATCTTCAAGTTCCCAATGTGCATTTTGAGAACTGCACCTTTTCTCATGTGCCATAAAGATGGTGAGGTAAATAAAAAGCAGACGTGCACTTCGTTTGTTGTGTACCTGCCGCCCCAGGATTCCTCGATTGATGCCGTGGATTCTTTCGTAAAGATCTACGGTGAGCGCGGGCATCTTCTTGTGTAATCTCTGTATACTGGAGGACGATTACGGGGATTTATGAGCGTCCTGGCCGATTGGGAGATCAAGCAACTGGCAGAAGAAGAGCAGATGATCGAACCCTTTGTGGATCATCTGATTAGCAAGGAAGATGGCCGCAAGCTTCTGAGCTATGGACTCAGTTCTTACGGATATGACATCCGTTTGTCTCCTGCCCAATGCTTGATTTTTGGCAAGGTACAAGCTGGGGATTGTGACCCAAAGAACTTTGATCCTGACATCTTGAAACCTGCTGACCTCTTGGAGGACGAACGCGGTCAGTACTTCTTGCTTCCTCCATATGGCTATTGCCTGGGCGTTGCACAAGAACGTCTGAAGCTTCCTCGTGATGTCACTGTTGTGGCTGTAGGTAAATCTACTTACGCACGTTCAGGCATTCTGGTCAACATCACGCCAGCTGAAAGTGGTTGGGAAGGTTACCTGACGCTTGAGATCAGTAATTGCACTGGCCTTTTCAATCGCATCTATGCGAATGAGGGGATTACGCAATTGCTGTTCTATCGTGGTAATCCCTGTCATACCACGTATCAAGATCGGAAAGGTAAGTACCAAGACCAACCAAACAACGTTGTGTTCTCGCAGGTCTAGAAACCTTTACCAAACTGAGCAGCCGGTTTACGGGCGTATCCAATGGCACCGGTACGCCCACCGGAATCACCTGTACTTGGCAGCTCAACCCCAGCAATCTCTGCTCTAGTACGTGGAACTTCACCTCGCACTAATGGTTCATCAATGCTTGCCCTTTGTCTGTATGCACCAGCGGTCTTTGCTGCACGCATGAACTTGGCAACACGATCTTGATCGTTATTGACGGACTCTGCAGAAGGACGTGCAGTTTCATCAACACGTCGCATGTCAGTGTCATAAGCCTGTTCAGGCCTTAGGTCCGATACCTCGGCTCCTGAGGTACCAGAGCTGACACCCTGGTTGTAAGTAGCATTAAATCTATTGGCCATAATACAATTGTAGAAGCAGTAAATCAATTATTCCCGTGATGCACTCCGCTGCAGGCTTCTTAGATGCCTTTGTTCAAGACGAGGTTAAGTCCCGCTGCATTGATGAAGGAGATTTCGGTGCTCCTCTCGATAATGAAGAAAATGATGTACCCTTATATGATATGTACAACCGAGGTTTGGTCGCATGCGAGCAGGGGCTAGAAAGGAATCCGTTGAATCTCGAGGGAGCACGGCCTGGAATGACGGGCTATATCCCCTCAATGGAGCAGGGTTTGGCGATGGGAGCGTCTCCGAAACCAAGGACTCTGGTGTTGGAACTGGAGGGACCGGAGGAAAAGGAGCAGATGCTGTCAGCAAAACGTCGTGGTTTGCTCCGGTAGACGAAGTGAGTGACTGCCCTGGAGGTGTCTGCCCAGTCCCCTGGGCCACCAAAGAAGAGCCTCCTGTGGTCCAAGAGGATGTGGTTAATCACCCATCTCACTACACAGATGGCGGCATTGAGTGTATTGAAGCCATTGAAGCAGCTTTGACCGCCGAAGAATTCCGTGGTTACTGTAAAGGCAACAATTTAAAGTACACCTGGCGTGAACGCCACAAAGGCGGTACAGAATCACTGAAGAAAGCTCAGTGGTATCTGGACCGCCTCATTCAACTTGACGAAGCTCAGAAGGGCTGAAGTTCATCGTCATCATCATCGTCGTCGTCTCGATATCCACAGGCGGCGGCGAGTTCTGCTAACTCGAGATCGGTTGGATGATCCCAGTCGATCTCAATATTTTCTGACGCCATGATATCTTTGATAGCATGCCACTCCATCAAACGTTGGTGATAGAGACTTAGCAGAGCAAAACGGAGTTCTTCCCAAGTCATCTCCTCGGACTGGAGTTCAGCTTTGCGCATGGCAAATTGAAGCTCAAGAGGAAGTTCAAACTCCCGTGGCTCGACCGAACGCTCCATTCCACTCTGCATTTGCTAGCTGCAATTATTCTAATGCTAGCCGTTGAATATCAGATCGATGGACTCATCGGCAAAGTCCTGCCATAGATCGTCATCGATACGAAAACTATTGGCAAATTCGGAAAGGATATAAGGATTGATGCGCTCTTCCAGGGCACGGATTGCGCGTACTTCATGGGGAGCAGCGCTGTAGTTACGGAATGCAGTCAACAAGACTTCTGTTGATGCCCAAGGGCTGGTGTCTACATCACGGAGGAAAAGACCCATCTCTTCCCGCCTGCGTTCCAGGAGACCACCAACGACCTTATGGTTTTGATCAAAGATCCAACGGCTCATCTCCGTGGTGGCACTAGCAAAATCCTCTGCCTCCACATGATCAATGATGTGGCTGTACAAGAAGGACTCCCAACCAACGGAATGAATGAACGATACTAGAGCCTGGCGCATGTTGTCGTCAAGCCCAAGGTTCTGCCGCTGGAGCTGGGACTCAATGACGCTGACCTCATGGAAGAGGTACTCAAGAGCTTTCTCCTGGCTGCAACGCTGACCTTGCTTGACGGGAGAACCATCGGGATAGAATTGGGTTCCAAACCCGATGGTGTATGGCTCTGCACCAGTGTGTGGATCTGCGTATGCCTTTTCGTTAAACCCTTCGTATTTACGAATTAAGTTAATGGCACGCGAAAGATCCGACATGGAGATAACTATTGTTATCCCCAATATACATAATTTTTATTTACCTTGGCCCCTCATCTTTTTACGGCCGTGGCTAGGCAAGGAGTTTCTGCCCTGCCCTTGTCTGGTGCGCTTCGGTTTGGACTCAAGTCGGACTGTGGTTGATTTGGGTTTGGCCATGGTGTTGTGAAAGCAACGTCAAAAGCTTAGCCCGAATTACCAGGCTTTGCACGACCAGTAGCCGGCTGTCAGCTTGCTCTTGGGTTCGTCGCAGTTATGTCTAGCGCGAAAATTTTTACGTCGTTCTGGATTGTCTCGTTTGATTTCCATATTGGCATCACCAAAGCGTACGATTTTTTCTTCACCATTTTCACACGCTTTTACGACAGACTTTTTACCGCCTTGGATATCACGGCGCGGCTTATTGCACTCCATCTTATCCTTAGCAATTTTAGACGCTTTTACAGCTTTCTTATGTTGTTCAGACATTAACTAAATCCTTTAAAGAGAGATGTAAATTCACCAAGAATCTTTTGACCAGACTTAGATTTGTAATCTTCGTCTTTTGTTTCATCTTCAAATAGTTTAAAATAACTAGGCGCAGGTTTTTCTTTTGTTCCAGTAGTACTGGTTTTTTCTGTATCAAGAAGATTTTGAATGGACAGTAAAGATTCAAAAGGATCCTTACTTGTTAATCCGGCATAACCACCACCCAACTCCAATCCTTTACCACTCTTACTGAGAAGCTCCATCTCACCTCTATCTATGTCGGGCATAAACTCGGTATAAAAATTATCTTCACTACCTTGGTACCCAGCGCCTTTAAATATCTTGTAAAGATCTGTCTCATATTTTGAACTTGCTTCTTTTTTGTCTTCCGGACGTTCAATGTATTCAACACCCAGCTCTTCTTGGCTAGGTGTAACTTTCTTTTCGTTCAAATACTTGATTGATTCACGTATTTGTTTGGCAGCTCCTGTCCTAAAAAATTCAATGATGTACTCCTTGACTTGATCAATCCCCATGTCTTTACTACTTAAACCTAATGTTTCAAGCAGCTTGTCCCACTCTTCTTTGTGCTGTTCTGGATCAATTCCTTCAAGTAAACGATCTGCAAATTCTTCTGGTGTGACAAAGTTTAAAAATGTAACGTCACCAATATTCAATTTTTCATTTGTAATTTCTGGAAGGATTTTGTTTTGGATGTAATCATCGGCATCTTTTAAAGTGATTAAATCTTTTGCCGGATCAAACCCATTGGCTGCTCCCTTAACTTGATAGTGGAGTTTTGCGAATTGATTTTTGTCATTGATGTTGAGACCATAATGGTACGCCCATTGATTCCACGTCCAGTTGGTACCAGGTACCAGGCTGGTAGCACCTTTGTTTCTTGCTTCTTCCCAGTCTTTATTTATTTGTTCTTTTTGCGTTGTATATTTTGTTAACTTTGGGTCATCTTTTTCAAAATTACCTGTGGGATTCCAGTAAAAATCAGCATTGAAGTTCAAAGGCGCAGTACTACGGACGCCATCTAGGTAAGCCTTGGCCCTTACATCAGCAATGTCTCTTAAAGAATCAAGGGCACTTTGTGTTTGGAAAACGTTTTGTTCATTTTGCTTTACATCCATGTAGCTAATGAATTCACTCATTGAACGTGAAGTATCAAACCTTGGTTTCAAGTAGCGATCAATATAGTCTTTTGCAAATTCTGCGTCGACAGTATACGTTTTACTTGGATCTAATGGATCAGTAACGGTCATGCCTCCTTCATAACCTTTTGTTAGTTCACCATCAAACCATTTTTGCCAGTTATAGACTGCCGTGCTTCTGCTTGGTATCCCTGTTGCTCTTTCTAGACTCTTTTCTAAACCTTCTTGAATATCTTCTGGATCTCCCATCCAGCCCAATACGCCACCGATACCAGTGTCACCAAGTAAAGAATTTGCTAAAGACTCATTAACGGCAACGACTTCTTTTAGTCCAGGCAAATTTGTATACATATCAAACGCCTGTTCTTTTTGTTTTGCAATCCTTAGTTGATTGGCAGCTTTCTTCAGAGAATCGCTTGTTAAAGAACCAAATACTTGCTGTTGTTGTTGTTCCTTTTCCCCTAAAACGCCGGAGAGTCTTCCTTCTAAATAGGTTGTTCCTTTGTTGACTTTTATCTTGTCACGTAAACGATCAGGAATATAGTCAAGTGTTGGAACAGCTAATGTTCCATTGTCATATTCTTTCTTTTGATCGCTGGGCAAAGAGCTGTACCATTCTTTTAAAACAGCAGGGTCTTGCGCTTTAGCCCAGTCTTTTATGTTGTCAAACCTATCTGCTAAGCCAAGAACTTGATCACGATATTGTTGATAATCAGCATCTGTTAGATACTCTTTATAGTTCTCAGTTATGTTTGGACGTTCTGCAGCATTACCGCGATCTCCTGCAGCCTTTCCTTGTGTTGTGTAGTACCAGTGCAGGTAAGAATCCCTGTTGAATCTACCAACAACATCTAAATCCGGAATGTATTGACCTGCGACGTATAGCGACGTTTGAGCCTGGTCCCATTGACGTTGCGCTTCTTGTCCACCGTTTGTATTTAGACGATAGTAAGAGGCATCAAAACCACCCGTAGGTGGTTGAGCACCTTGTGATCTGCCGTCCCAAGGCGTTACTTTCTTTTGGTAAGAAGCTGATAAGACATTAATTCCATTGTTCTGTACAAGATCAGCAAATTTAACATCTCCAAGGGAGGATCCAACTCCTTCCATCAGGGACTTGTAATTCCCTGGTTTAGCATTATTAAACTTTGCTACTACATTGTTATAGCTTGAAAGGGCTCCTTGGCCGATTAAAGAAGAATTAGCAATGAATACATTACCATTACCATCAACGCTTAGTTTTGCACCAGGGAGTACGCGGTCTTCGTTGGAACCTCCCCTTTTGGTCCAGTGATCTGACCCGTACGCATCGGAAGCGCTTTCATTACTTGCAGGATAACCATTGCGATCCTGGTAGACCATGACAGTGGTATATGAACCACGGCCATTTACGCCTGGTTGATCAGGAAAACCATTTGTATTTACAACTTTGGGAGTCGCTCTTCCCTCTCGTGTGCCATAGTCTTGGTAATGCTTGTAACCCCAATCCCATTTAGCTACACCTGTTTTTGCGTTTTCGGCTTGCCATGCCGCACTTAAGTCAGGATTTACATCAACATATTGCGCCCAATGAATATTATTTCTATCGTTTAACCAGCTATTGTATCCATTCCTAAGATCGCCATAAGTAGATACGTATTCACTAAATAAGCCCATTAGCACTCACCAAAAATAAAAACAGCTTCTTGTTTGATCCAGGCTTCAATCCTATCAAGGTTTACAGAAGAAAAGAACTCTTGTCTTTCAAACCAATTCTTCATATCTTCTGATCCTTTGTGTGCGTTGCAGCGACGACAGCAAGGAAGTAAGTTATGTCGGTTAGAAGAGCCGGACTTAAAGCGTGGGATGATGTGATCCAGGCTTGTGGCAGCATCGCCACAATAACCACACTTATGATCCCAGGCTTGATATATACTTTCTCTGAAACGTTTCTTGGCAAGTTTGGGTGTTAATTCAACTAGCAGGGCGAGGGGCTCGTGCTCGTTGCAAAACATGCTCTTCGATTGCCGTTAATTTATTCTAATTTCCCTACACAGTTTCGCGGTCACAACAAAGAGATAAAACTTTTCTTAAGACCGTTGACAGGGCCTTGACTCGCGATAGGGTATGTAGGTAACGACTGCCACACCAATGGCTAAGCACCCTGGCTGGGTCTCTGCTCAGCAACTTGAAGAACTCCTTGGGGTTGACCGCAAGACGCTCTTCAAGTACCGCGACGACGGCACCTTGAAGCTTGGTCCACACTACGCGGCATTTCCGGAGACCCGTTCCAGGGACAGCTATCGTTGGAATGTGACAGCAGTCAGGCGACACCTGCAAAAGCAGGGTATGATGCCGGTAGCCGCTTGACCCGCCTATAGTGATTCTTGCGCATTTTGTGAGCAATGACTAAGTCAGTAATGTTGAGTTCAACATTCTGAAAAGCCATTGCCTCATACATGGACGAACTGATGGACGGCAAGCAGCTCTGCAAATCGCAGGGCTGTTTTTCTTTTAGACCAAACAAGAAAACCCACTGTGGATGTAGTGGGCGGACAAGTCGCTTTTTACCGGGGACAGATATGGAAAGATCTGGTCCCCAATCAAGGTCAATTAGTTCTTCTGGTTTAAGGCCATAGGTTGCAACCATGCCGTAAAGCCAGGCAATCTCTTTTGTTTTTCTGCTGGATGCTAAGCGGAAATATTCATCCACAATCCGCTGATCCAGGGGCGGTTGGTGGTTCATGTGTTGTATGAGCTAAGTACCTGCACCATATCGAACGGTGGGCTTGGCTCGCAAGGGGTAAAGAAAACCTTAATAAGTCTCGTGAGACTTAAATACAAGTATAACGTAAGTGTTATGGTTTGTAAGGAAGGCCGTTCTTGTCGAACATCGTGAAACCTTGCATCACAATAAATTGAGTTGGGACATTGAATAGTTTTTGCATCATTGGCATCATCATTGGAGATTGGCAGTTATATGGCGGTACATCCATTTGGGATAATGAAAAACGATTCAAGTCGGATGCCAGTGCTTCTTTCTGCTCATTCTCTGTTTGATCAACAAGTTTTTGTTCCCACGCTGCCATGCTCCCAACACCTACAGGGAAATCAGAAGGCTCGGGCGGGAATGTATTATCTGCAAACTTAAGTGCGTAGATGTGTTTGCAATAACGTAATTCATCGAGCAGTGGTTCCCAATTATCTGTTAAAGATGTGACGGTTCCTCTGTCACTACTGTAATCTTGATAGGCAGGCATTCCATCTGACGCAGTACCAGGGATGGCGGGGTTTGGTGTCTTCCTAGTGTAAGTTGCGCCAAAATCTCTGTATACACCAGGGTTGTCGCGTGTTGCGTTACGATCCACCTTGGATGGGGCAACGTCAAAAGGAAGTGTAAAACCACTAGGTGCATAGACAGTCATCTGCCTGTTTACGGCTGCAACCGTCATGGCACTGTTGTTTAAGACACCTGCCAGTGTGGTTTCTTCGTAACGACCGGGCTTGATTGAAGAAGCACCACTGCGTGGATACAGTTTCTTGATGGGTTTGGTGATGTCACGCATGAAGGCAAAATCACGGTGCGTAAAGTCTTGACACGAACAACAAAACCTTGCACCTGTAATGAGATAACGCCCAATCGTAAAGGGCTGTGGAGCAGGGGAAATATACTCTTTGTCTGGTGTAACTTGAACAGATCCCGATTTGCGTACCGTTAATACACCCGTCGTTGGGTTTGTAGCAACCAAGACGGCCTGGATATAGCCATATCGCTTTTGCGTTTGTGGGTCAATAGTGTCGCGATCAATGATTTCTCCGTCAACAGAAATGACACGATCTTCAAGGATCTCACTATTTAACGGTGTCAAACCACCTGGTACCCCTGGAACCGCAACAAAGAATGGCGGAGGAAGTGGGTTGCCTGCACTCCAGGAACCAGCAAGTTTTACGTACCAGTTATTTGCATCTTCTGTAATTGATTCAACGAATAGCCTTTGATTGGTAATGGGATCTTTTAGTTTGTCGCTACGCATGGATCCGGCATAACGCCAGCCAGCCCAGTGCATACCCATCTCTTTGTTCCTAGTCGGGAACCCGACAAAAGTCCCGGATACAACAGGAGATGGATTAACAACAGAACTTGGCGTGCCAGATGGCACGGGAATTTGATATTGGAATGGGTAATTGTATCCGTTGTCGAAGAAAGTTGCTGTTGCTAGTTCATAGCCACGGCGCCAACGAGACCACGCAGACTCTCTATTGGCAGAGTAAATAGAATCTGGAACTGAGCCCTTAGAGAATTCAGTCGTTATCGGTTTAACGGACCGTGGATCAAAAACCTCGGACCGACTGAAATTACCAAAAGAGCTTCCACTCTTTTTGGCCATAATCAGAAGAAGCCGCCTTGGGCAAGGATATGAGCCCCTGGGATGTAGCCGGAAACGTTGGGACCATCAGGGAACACACCAACGTAAATGCGGTCACCTCGCTCCAGGTAAACACCTTTATTGCGTAACGGAGCAGTAGGACCTAATCCAGTGGTATTACCAGCTTGTGCAACAGGAGCGGCAAGTTGTGGCATCAGATCTGAGCAGTCAACTGTGCCACTGTTGGCAGGGAGAGTCTTGGCGAAGAGTACGCGGTAATCACCTGACGCAGGGATAGGTACGGTCGTACCACGGGTTTGGTAGAACACAAAAGTTACCGCCGGCTGGTAGCCGTAAGCAACACCATTGAACAGGAAACCGCTCGATGTACCACCAGAGTACACAAGAGACGTATTAACGCCCGTTAGTGTTGCACCACCAGTATATGTGTAATAGCCGTAACCACTTGCGGCAGGAGTGGTCAAGACCCCAGTGGCAGCAACAAACACAACCTGACCACTGACAAGAGATACAACAGTGCCAGAAGTCGAAGCGTTAACGGTGTAATCTGGGCCACGATAGAAATCATTGCGGCTGATCGTAATGGAATCAACAATACCGCCGTTGTTATTATCCTCTTGCAGAGCAGCATCCATATCGACCAAGATCGATGGAGCCTGGCCGCCCTGTACAAAAAGGGTATTGGCAGTAGAACTACCAACTGTCTGTGTCGTTACACGAACCGAATCGAATAACGGACGATCAATAAGCAATGGTTGCTTGTTGGTGCTAGTCGACGCCAATGTTCTACTGCGCTTTTACTGATTCGTTTATTCTAACTTGTTTTACTCGTAAAGATTTGTGTTTAAAAACATTTGGAAGGGATCGATTAAAAGATTTGAACGCGGCGGATTAAATGCCTGGCTCATAAGTTCTTGTTTGAACATATCTTTAACGGAGAGTTCTTTTGGTTGATTAGCAGCCAAGGCTGCCATCAGTCCCTGGAACAAGCCAGATGTTTGTTCGGGTGTACTCTGTGAAGTAGAAGTGGAAGCAGACGTAGGAGAAGCTTGTGGTGTTTGTCCATAAACTTTCTGCAGCTCGGAAAGCTTTTTAACGGGTTGGCCGTAATAGCTTTGACCACTTTCTGTTGGCAGAGAAGCCCACTCAGGTGCTAGGGCAGCAGAAACCTTTGGACTAAAACCTTCCTTTTCTAAAACTGATAAACCACCAATCGGCATCAAACGATTGCGCATCAGACGTACTGCAGCAAGATCTTGGCTTTGTTGACCAAAATCAGACAGTCCTAAAGCTTTTGCTTGGGCTTCCCAAGTGAACGGCATGAGCTGATAAGCGCCTGCTGCAGCGCTTGAATATTTACCGCCTTTAATGACTTTATCTGGATGGCGCTTTAAGTCTGGAGCAAGACCGCCACCAAACATCACGCGATAAGAATCCGGTCCACCACGTTCAGTACCTTCTGCAAAACGAATTACTCGTAAAGCATTCTGAATGGCGGGTTTTGGTACGAAGCTTTGAAGTAATTCGCGTTCTGTCATTTTTATTGCCTCATTCTCCTACCCAATTTGAACTCGCTTTGAGACCAGGAATAAATACAGCTTGTAATGCAACAACGAGGCTGAGCTTGGTCGCAAGGCGTTTAACAAAATTAGGGCAGAGAATCATGGGTCTAAAGCAACAACACTGGCCCCCGTGAATCAAGGATTCGTGTCCAGTAGGTTGGGCTTACATGCTAAGCAATGCCAAAGATTTTACTTATTGGTAAGAATACGTGCAAGCATTGCCTGTCTGTAGGCTTCTGCAAGATCTTGTGCTTGTGTCTGAGGAGTTGGCGCTGTCTGCGGCATAGGAGTAACCAAAGACCCGCCACCTGTTACAGCATTAAACATAGACTCTGTTGCAGAACCAAAAGAAGGCAACTGCCCGGGCATTGGTGTCACATCGGGACGAACACCAAATTCATTAGCGGGAGCAACGGCATTTAACATTGCTTCTGATTCAGCCGGGAGAGCAGGCACTGGTGCGCCACCAGGGTACAACGTACGTTGTATAGCTTCATAACCAGATTGACCGGGCTTCACTTGCTTGGCAAGACCGCCATATTTTGCAGCCCAAATCTCCATGCCTTTATCACGTAGATCATTGCGCAATTGACCAACGTTTTGGAACTCAGGATTTTGTGCGGTTAACTGAGCAATACGACTACGTTCTGCGTTATAAGCTTGTTCTTCTGGTGAAAGTTTGACGGGAGGTGTTACAGAAGGTGGACGTGTCCCACCAGGTGCTGCTGGTTGGCGTGCAGGTTCTGCAGCAGCAAGTGCTAGTTGATCAGCGGAAAATAAACTACCGTACTGTCCACCGACGTTCCCGGGAGCACGTTTATAAACAAGATCTTGACCACTTTGTGCAGGATACCAAGTCTGACCGCCTACGTTAATGGGACCAGTTGCTGCAGTCGTTTGATTCCAACCACCTTTGCCTAGTAAAACTTCTTGACCACCAAGTTTAGCGCCATAGAGATTAGGCACTGCTCCGCCGCCAACTCCTGAAAGGTTTTGAAGCATTCCAATAAACGGGTTGGCAGGCTTAGCGCCCGTAATTGCCCCTCCTGAACGAAGCCTGTTGAGGACGGCTTGTTGCTCCCTTGCACGTTGCTGGGCAGCAGCGCTCGTAGTTGGTTTACGATTCATAATTACCTCCAAACCTCATGTAAATAAATGCGTGATCCCACAGCCGTATCGGCAGGGCCAGGTAAAGCCTGGATAAATTCAGCACCAGAGCGTTCGTAACGATATCTGGCTTGGAACGGATCCTTGTAGTTGGGAACGTAAAGGATGCCGGCTAAACGGTTGGTTTCGTAGAGATAAATCTCATCCCAAACCTTGAGTGCCTCTTTGGCATTACTGGATCTGATCGTACGATCAACGTCACCAACAATACTTTCAAGGCGGGTAGAAGGTGAAGTAGCAACTTCAGTCTTCTTTTCAGCTGTGTCGCAGCGACCAATCTGAATAACGATCTTGTCGTAAAAGTACGAATCTGGGACCGTATTCATTGCTTCTTCCAGACGGGCATAGTCACCCGCTGGCACGGAAACCGTGAAGTAGCCCAGATGATACCGGACTCTACTTTTATCAAAGTCGCTGAGCTGCACAGCTTATTTCCGTATGTTCTCAATTATAAATGAACTGAATTAAGCAAGATAAGGATTCAGCTCGGACGAAAGAAGAGTATTGAATAAATCTGGTGTAGCACTTGGGCGCAACATTTGCTGAACCATTTCACGTTTAAATTGTGTTTTGGGACTTTCTTTTTGTTGTCCCATAAGTAGCGAGCCGAGTAAATAACCAACCATCTGATCTTGTTCATTGGATTGATTGGAAACAGAGCCAGGATTCTCTGACGAGACTGCTGCTGTACTTGCTGTCGGCATTACATCGGTTAGCTTGCCATCTGGTGCTTTGTAACGACCAGTAGCAAGCCATTCAAGTTGTGGGTCAGTAATGAATTTTTTCCCTGCTAGTGCCAGGTGTACATGTGTGTCATGACCAGGATCACCGGGGCCGAGGGCTTCGTTAAATAAACCAAGCTGCTTAGCTCGCCAACTTAATTCACCCGTGCGCTGCTTCCAAGGGATTGCTTTCCCCCCTTCGTAGGCAGGGGCAACATCTGGACGCCAATCGGTAACGTCAATTGCCAAACCCTTGGGATGATAGCCCGTAGGTGAATGCCCACTTCCTACACCACCAAAGGCAGGGTTTTCACCAACACGTAAACCAAAACGCTGGAGGTATTTACCAATATCGACAATTGATCTTTCAGCCATCGTATGTTTTATTTTTAATTGTAAGACTAAAAAACCCCTGGTTTCCCAGGGGCTTTATGGGGAGATGAGTAATCAAACTCTGATCAGGTCGGCTGCCAGGACTGAGTCCCAGTCAACACGTTTGATTTGTTTTAACTGTTCGAGATTGTTGAACCTTTCACCCGATAAGGACATCTGAAGATCTTTAATCTCTCGGGCTGTTTTCAATCCAATACCCTTAATATGATCAGCAATCATTTGGGCGGTAGCTGAATTGATATTTAAACGGTTGTCCGGGGGGAAAGTCCGTGGCTCTTCCTGTGCAGCTTTATCTTTTACTTGAAGCGTTTTTACCGTTTTGGTAGCAGCTTCATCAGGTGTAAGTTCAGTTCTGTAAGCGGTATAAAGGCGACCGTCTTGGTCTTCGACCATGTACCAATCGCCGTTATCCCATTCGCTTACAATCTTGACTCTTGCACCTGTTTTTTTGTGTTGATAAAGCATTGCTGCAGTGGTTGACATAAGACCAGTTTGTTACTGGTCTTAGTTTAACCTAATCAGCTAACAGTGCGGCCCAGGAGGTAGCCATCGATATCTTCGTAGCCGGCAGCGGTATCAGGCTGCAGGTAGCACACTTCAACCACGAAGTAACCAGTACGGCCAGCAGATGCATCACCACTGGAGATGTACCAACCACCAGAGGTGGAGGTAGCGGTCTGCGAACCACGTGCCTGGACGGTATAGGTGGTAGCAGCAGTGATCTGCTTGTACACGTTATTGACGGTCACACCAGCGGCACCGGTAGCAGTCAGGAAAGGCTGAGTGCTGTAGGCGGCAGCGCCAGCGGTGAAGAAGATTTCACCAGGCTGTGCACCAGAGGTGGTGGAGGTCAGGTTGGCTTGAGCCACGGCTTCACCAACGGTGCCGGTGGAAGTAAGGCCAGGACCAAAGGTGATCACGTTGCCAGTGGCAGCGTAGATACCAGAAGCCACACGACCATCACCCCAGCCAGAAGCCACGGAAGCGGTAGCGCGATACACATAGGCAGGAATGGTGGCATCACCAGAGATCACCATGCCGGTGATGTCGGGACGGGTGTCATCATTCCGATAAGGGGAAGGAACAATCACACTGCCGGAAGCAACTGCACCACCACCAGAGGTAGCGGTAACAGCCACGTAACCACGCTGCTGGAAATAACGGTAGCCAGGGACGGCCAGCACAGAAGTGGGGCCACCCTTGGAACCATCATTAACACCTGCATAGTCGGCATCAATATTCTTGTACCAACCGTTCAGAGGTTCTGCCCAGTTACCTGGGAAGATTTTTTTAGCGGACAAATAGGTCATTTATCTTTTCCTATGTTGTTTATACGTTAGTTATCAGATAGAGCCGTCATCTTGAACGAAGCTGTAGGCAGTGGTCACGAAGTCCTTGTTCAGGATCTCGAAGCCAGCGTACAGTTGCCAAATCAGGATGATAAAGCGGCTGAAGTCATCGTTGTTGTTGATCAGCACCTGAGCATTCGGGCCGCCGATGCCAACGCCAACAGACTGAGGACCGAAGAAGAAGCCTTGGGCCACTTCTTTCGAGGAGTAGGTGTTACCGGTACCAACATCAAAGGATGCAGTAACGCTCTTGGTCGGGAAGTTGGTCGACTCGAAGAACTTCACACCTTCGAACTGAACACCAGTCGGCATCACAGGCTCACCAGCCAGGAAGTAACCCTGACCAGCTTGGGGACCCATGTAGAAGCTGGAGTTGTTAGGCATCATGGGGTTACCCATGTACATGCCTTGACCAGGATTGCCGCTATAACGGGCGATCTCACGGAAGTCGGGATCACGACGCAGGTGCATCATGAAGGTAGGATCGCAGATGCAGCGATACAGACCATCAGCGAAGGTCGGGGTGTTACGCTTGCGCAGATCCTTAACAACGGTCAGCAGGTCGGTACGCACCTGGAACTGCTGCACTTCATTGCCGTATTCAGTGGCAGTATAGCCAATACGACCAGAAGCATCTTTGGTCTTACCACCAGCGAAGTAGTAACCGCCTTGGGTGGTAGAAGCAGCGCCATTAGCTTCTGCTTTCGACAGTTCGTCAATGAAGACGCGGTCACGCCAACGGCGATAGTCGTCAAGCAGCGTCAGGCTACCGATCGACTGGTGGAACATATTCAGGTTACCGGTGTCCAGCAGCAGACGCTGGGCGGTAATCAGAGTTTCACGAGCGATCTTGAAGGTCGAAGGCTGGGTCGGATCACCCGGATCTGCAGGACCAGTGTATTCCTTAAGCACCACCAGGACTTTCTCCTTGGTGATGTTACGGCTGTTAGCGGTACCGATGGTTTGGTCGGCAATACGCTCACGGCTGTCCTTAGTACCAGGGGTACCCCAGAACTTATAGCGGTCTAACTGAACGGTTTGACCAGGCTGACGAGTGAAGTCGTGAACAACCACGGGCTCGACTGCCATTTCTGCGATATACGCAGGGTGGGGACGGTAAAGTTCCGCACCCAAAATCTTTGGAAAATCGTTATCAATGAACACTTTGTTTTATCCTCCAGTGTCGCAGGAAGTGTTTTATCGGGTGAAAGAGTCAGACATGAGTATGTCTTATCTAACACAAATTTTAGCAGTGCGTAATTTATTTATTACACGTACTGCATGGTTGTCATCCCAAGTCCTCGAGGGTTTTGGGAAACGTATGGATCCTCAGGGTCAAGTACAGGTTGCTGGACGAAACCTGGGACGCCCGCCATCTGTGCAAGACTAGCCGTACCTCCGCCAACAAGACCACCAAGACCTGCAACAACAGGAAGACCTGCCATATACAAACCTTGTTTTACACGATTGCCCTCAACAGCAGATAAAGCCTTTTGCTGGGCAGCCATGATTTGGTTCCCATATTCAGTGGCTTTATCTAAAGCTGCTCGAGCCGTAGATGTCGCGCCTGCTTCTGCTGCTTTAACTCCACGATTTAAGTAAGGGAGCGCAGCCTCGCCATAACCTTGGGCAATATCCTGGAAGTTTGCTCTGGCAATATTAGAAGATTGGCCTAAAGCACCAATACGGGATCCTACTAAAGCACCAAGGCCGCCTGCACCTGCTGCTTCTAGGAGAATACGCCCAGGATCCTTTTCCTCTTCTCCAAGAAGATTCCCGGCTACTGATCCACCGGCACCAATAAGACCATATGCTAAAGGTGCATATTGAGTAGTCTTAGTAGGACTCAAATATTCAGGTAACTTACCTAAATACTTGCCAGCAAGGAGGTCTTGCGTTTTATCAAGACCTCCTTCGAGAGCGTTAAATAAACGCTCTCTTGTGGATCCTTTGGGAACGGCGGCTCGCGCATCACTGAGTAAATTTGCACCGCGCGTTAAAATTCCCACGACCTCACTCCATCACAAACAGTTTGTTTGCAACAACTTGAGGCTGCGCTTGGTTAAGGAGACGCCAAGCTTGTGCAGGATCCACATCCATTTGTTGCTTGAAGCTGCCCCAGAAGTTTTCAGGTTGCTGAGGAGCAGAAGCAGAAGGAGGAGCAGGGAACTGGCCCAGCATCGGATTCACTGCTTCAGTGCGATAACCAGGGGTTTCAAGCTCGGTCTCGCTTTCGTACACAGGGTACGGACCTTCAGGACCAAAGAACTTCAGGGTGTAATCGCTGAGAACATCGGGGTTCGTCAGGATTTCGTTGTAAGCCAGGTTCTCTTGGTGCTCGTTGACCGCAAACTCAGCATAGTTTTCGATCAGACCTTTGGCTTGAGTGCCCCAGGCAACAGCACTATCCAGCATGCCTTCCAGTTGAAGGGCGTAGTTGTTGAGAATAGCTGGTGCTTCAACGCCGTACGCGCTTACCACGTGGCGGGTTTCTGGACTCCACTGGAGCAGGTCCGCTACGTCCTCCAAGGATTGAACCGAGAAGGTTTGGGAAGAGTTGGGCGAGGATGTCGGGTTGGCTTGCCAAGTCTGCGGAGCCGATTGTGGCGTAACTTGGGGCGCTTGCTGGCCGTAATTGGCCGGGGCGTACTGTGTCGTCGGAGCTGATGGTTGACCCTGGAACGGGGATTGAACTGGTGCGCTCAGCAGGTTCACCACCTTGTTGAACGCCGATTCCCATGGGTTGCCCTGACTCTCCGATGGGGATTGGGGGGCGTACTGAGACGGGGCGGATTGGTAATTGGGGGCCGCCTGAGGTACCGCTTGGGGGTAGCTCGTACCCACCTGATACTGGACCGGAGCTGCCACTGGAGCCTGGGCTGCTGGTGCTGCCTGGTAACTGGGCACCACGTAGCTGCTGGGAGCCACCGCTGCCGGAGTCGGGCTCGTCTGTGGGATCGATTGGACGGTAGCGTCCTGCATAACTCATCTCCTTTTGTAGAGCTTCTAATGTTCGATACAGATATGGAGTTAAGTCCAATCTTGGGTCCGCAGCCATCGGAAGATCCGGTGCTTGCGGGTGGGGAGTCTGCATCATTCCCCCCACTAACCTGGCAAATGCAGAGTATGCACCCTGTAATTCATTCACCATCCTGAATGGGAACCCAGATAACATCTCGGCCCGCTCCTCATCCGTCTTAGACGGGAAGAGGTACTTCAATGCTTCAATGCTATCAACACCTAATTCTTGTAGGTTTCTTACAACAATTGAGTTGTTGAGAATATCTTGGGTAGAGTCCTCATAAACAGGGCCTAACCAACGCCATAGAACGGTGACATCTCCATCGGGAATAAGACCCATGACTCCTGGCGGAATCATCTGAGTCTCGATACAAGCCATCATAATCTTTTTGAGCTTGTCGTTATACATTTGCATCGCTTGCTTATATGCTTCTTCTTCTTCCGGTGGGGCACCAGGGGCAAGTGACACAGGCTTCTCAAGTCCTGCTGCAGCAGCAAGAGTTGACTTAAACAATTGCTCTTCCTGGTAAATAATTAATTCCAGACAACGACAAAGACCATGAGTGTAAATGGCATTTGCTTTTTTCTTCGACGTTGCAGATACACGTCCAAACAACGACTTGTACTCTGTTGCTGTTACACCAGCAGAAATAGATAGTTCATCCACGCCGCCAAGGGCAGTACGGATCTCTTCTCGATACTGACGAGCAAATGCGTTTTGGTCACCAGTAATTGCATCTGGAACAATATAACCAACACGGTCGTTTGGCTCCAGGTTTGCAATAACGCGTGGAACACGGATCTGACCATCAATACCACGGCTGACAGGGTCAGCCTTAAACATCGAACGGCTTAACGGAGAAGGACTTGTAAAGCCTGAGTTAGCAGCAATAGAGGGACGTTGTACTGTAACATCGCCTCCAGCCTCCATAAGGTCTGTCTTGGGGCGAGACGACAACAGTGTTGGGTTACCAAAGAAGGTGATGTTTTTGCGCATGGTGCGCATCAAATCATCATGCGTACAAATATGATTGGCCATTGCATCGAATTCACCGATGCCTTCTGTCGAAAATCCTTGTGGATTATTAAGAATTTCAACGCAAGGAATAAAGCCAAGACTATTGGTTAACTGTTTTGTATTTCCTGTCAACGCATAGGTTGGCATATCAAAGTTCATCTCCGAATCGGAGTGAGTTTCTTCAATCTCAGTTGTTTTGATTGAAAGGCGAATATAGCGCTTAGCTCCAGGGCTATATGTGCTTTGATTCCCGGTCAGGTTTGTTGTATTAATATTCTCGCCAAAGCCATTACCACGGCGCACCTTATAGCTGTAGATGATTACAACTTCATCCAGCTCGCCATCAACGTTGTAATAAGCACGATATTCGTGCTCACGAAAATAGTAGAGACGGTAATTATTTTTGGTTGGACGAATGTAAAAAAGACCTTTGCCATCACAGAGGAAATACTCCCAGATTGAATCCAGGCGCGTATCCATCTTGTTGTACTTCATCACGCGATCAAGGAAATCCTTGCGCTGTGCACCGAAGTTGTCTTGAGATGGAAAGAATTCTACCCCTTGGCGAATGCCAAAGAGTTTCATCTGAGCAATATGAGACGCAACGATGCCCGTATCAACAACAATATTGCTGTCCTTATCCAGGTAAGCGTTGATGATTTCTTGTAAACGGGCCTTAGCGTCAGCCATTATTCACCTTGTTCTTTAATTAAATACTAGCAGCTCAGGAGACGTACTTAGCATCAAAGCTAGAAGGAACATCAGCCTGTCTACCCAATGGATTTTGTCTGTTGTAATCACGAATATATTGACGAAAATCACCACGATTTGGGAACATGTTTTTAAAACGTAGCTCCTCTACTTCATTGAGGAATTGTCCTTGTGTCATGGGAAGACGAGGGTCTTGTCCCACAGGAATACCCTGGGAGAGCAACTGGACATCCATACCACCACCCTGATAAGGTAACGGCATCATTTGACCAAATCCGCCACGATAGACGAGATCACTTACTGCACTTCCGTTGCCTGGCATTCCAGGAACTCCATATCCGCCATCTGTTCTAATCATTGCATGCCACCTCAATCCGTTTATTCTACTCTTCTATAACCTCGTAACCAGCAGCGTCATTAACCTTGGAAATGATAATACCAGTACCACGAACATCCCAATTAAGTACGTCACCTTCTTGCCAGCCCAGCTCTTCCGTCACCTCATCGGGAAGTACAATGTAAGGCTCTCCGTTCTCGTCCTCCTGGACTTCAAGGATGTAGCTCATTTTGACTCAAGTAATTTCTCAACTAGCTTATCAAGCTTTGCGTTGATCTGATTGAAGTTGTCATGCATCTGCTGGATTTCTCTCAGGAAGTCTACCTTGAGAACGTACTCCAAAGGCATACGTTTTAAATCGTCTTCCAAGACGTCAATCCTTCGTTTTTGCGAACCAATGTAATTAAAAGCTTGTTGAATCTGGTCGTTTTGCCTGCCAAGGATTTTACCTGCGACCCAACTGCCACCGGTAATGGCTGATACAACGGCCGTCAAACCGATAGCAATGTACTCAGGTCCCACGACCAAATTTCGCTTTTTTCTAATTCTAATGTTTAGTAATCAAGTTGCAATTTACCTTTGCGCATAAGACCATTAATCATCCAGACAAGGGCATCAACGCAGTCGTCATGGCTACTAACGCCAAAGTTAGTCAGCTCTTCAAACATAGCGGTAAAGTTGCGATATCGATTGAAGATGATCTTACGGTCCTCAAAAAGACCCATGCAACCACGGAAGCGTGCCAATTTATCAGCACGGAATCCTTTGACGGGATGCCAATTTAAGTTGTAAAGACTCTCGTTATTTAGGCATACACGTTTGAAGTCAGCTTCCAGGGAAGCCTGGTACTGTACAGCTTCTGAATAGATGTCACACGTGGAGTAAGTCGGAAAGTAATTACCGTTTTCATCTCGACCAAGTACCGACCAATCATTAAGCAGTTCTTTGAGGGCATCTAGTTTTTCTAGGTTGCCCATCACGCGTAAACGACGGTAGTCAATAACGTGAATCTGGTCGCCAATGCGTCCACCAAGAACCATCACAGTGTAATCATTCTTCTCTTTGGTACCAGCGGATAAATCAACGCCAATAGCAAGCGTATCAAACTCTGTAGAGATCTCGGCTTTAACAATTAGCTCAGGCGCAAGCGATAGTTCGTTTTGCCTGATGACTTGATTCATGTACTGGAAAGAGAAAGCAATTGGCGCTTGCCGTTTCTTTTCCTTAAGGTAATCCAGTGACCACATATCAGGCCAATAAGATCGTTCATCCCCTGTTTTAGGATCGTTAAGGATTGCAGAAAGAACAATTTGTAACCAGTTGTTTTGCGTGTTGAATGTTGTTGCATGAATGTCATCATGTCGAAAGCGCGTACCAAGGCAGATTGCCCTAGCTCCTTCAAACATGGTGGGTGCGATCACAGCATTCCAGTTATCCTGCATCTGCTTACGAATGTCAGGGTTAGAAATGTCTGCTGCTGATTTGATGGCGTCATCGATGATGACCAAGTGTGAACGCTTGGAGGTCACTGAGCCCTTAAGACCTGCTGCACAAAGCGTAAATTGTTCTTCACCTGTGGTGTCGATACCAGCAAACTTGTGATCAATAGACCAGTACTCATTACTGGTGACGTTCTTTAAAAGACGGACCGTTGGAAAAACTTCTTGGTAGCGTTTGCTTTCAATGATACGTTTGATGGTTGCTGACTTGGAACGCGCAATATCAACCGTGTAAGACAAATAGAGGATCTGTAGCGGCTTCTTGGCTTGTGTATGGATACCAATGGCCCAAGCTGTAAACAAACCAAGGACCGTACTCTTGGCTGATCCCCTAGGCGCCAGGAGATCAACGTTTGGTCCTGCAATCTTTAAGAGGCAACTGCTGTCTTCACCTGTCACAAAGTGACGATGCCATTCTTTGTGATGATGAGCCGGAGGTTTATCTGCTACATACTCACAGAAAAAACCAAAATCTTCCCTTGCTTTCTCCAGGGATTCAAGATTTCGGGGAACACGAATTTGCTGTCTGCGTGCCGCAGCTTGTGCATTACGTCGATACGCAAGATGTTGATACGCAGGCACAGTAAGTATTGTTCAGTGTATTACTGAATACTACCTCATTTGCCGTCTTCGTTGCTCTTCTTCTGTTCTTTGTACTTGCGAGCTTTGTCCAGGGCGGCCTTGCGCTTCTCCTTGTCCGACATCTCGCTGCCGTCCTCGTTCTTGGCCTCTTTCTTCTTGAAATGTTCCAGGAGTTCTGGAGGCATTTTGTTCTTGCTCATTTTGCTTATTATTACGGATAGCGTTTAAAACTTCAGCACCTTCAGATGCAGGGGATTCACCACCAACGGGTGCTCCTTGTAAACGACGAATCCCGCCAAAGCGATTTTTCTGAAGCTGCTGAACAACGTTCATTAAACCACCAGCGAGGTTGGCGTCGGGAGCAGCTTGGGCTTGTGGTGCTGGGTTCATGAGTTTTATTTTAAATCAACTTTCCTCATACTGCATCTTTGCCCAGATGCTCATCGAGGCTTCTTCCAAGGGAATCTCAATGGGATCATCTTTGAAGATCACCATTAATTCACGAATGGCGCGGTCAGCACCAGCCATCAATAAACCTTTACGATCTCGACTAGAAGTAAATTGCTCAATCTGAGCAATCGTACCGCGTAATTCTTTTTGCATACCAGCGATGCGTGCAACGCCTGCATCACGTTTTACGACACCATTATCTACGTCGTCACGTAATTTACGGATATCTTCTTGCATCTCCTCAATTTCATAGAGGAGTTTCCTACGGTGATCCGGTTTAGGGTAGTGGCTTTTAACCCACTGCTCACATGGAACAATACTTCCTTTGTAACCAAGAAACCTGGCGTATAGGTAGCACTCGATTATCGAAAAAGTTTCTTCAGCAAAACTAACGAAAGCGTCTTGTTCAGCAGAGTCGATATTATCAACCCACTGATCAAACAGCTCAATATCGATAAGCTCGTTGCGCCTGGTTGTAGTCGCGGGTTTCGTCAGCTTGCTTGAACTCCTGTCCTTGAGAAGCGGAAGTTCGTTGTTCTTCTGCGCCTTTACCGATGGTTTCACGTTCTTGGGTTCCGGCATCTTCTAATTTCTTCTTAGAGAAACTATAAGCCACTTCCGCAGCTTGCTTATATTTATCTAGATCAAACCAGTCATCGGCTTCGGTTTGACCTGCAGGCACGCTACTGGTCATGACTCATTTCTCCTTAAGTGATCAGAAGTTGCTCATCATGCTGGCAAGGCCCTGAGCAAAGATGTTGCGACGACCTTCCGTCGATTCTTGACGCTTTTGACGACCTTTAGAACCTTCTAGCTTATCAAGAAGTTGTTGAAACTTATCGATATCAAAGTAGTCGTCGGCAGAAGACTGCCCAGCGGGAACAGAAGAAGTCATTGTAATAACGCTTGGTTATGTATCTATTTTAAACAGTATTAACCAAAGACTGAACCAATTAAACCATACATGGAGCCAGCTAACTGCATTTTGCCAATACTTTTATCTGCTGATGTCCTTTGCTTCATGGATTCCAGACTGTACTTACCTGTTGTTTCGGCGACATCACGAGAAGCCTGGGCCTCAATACCTGCAACTTTTTCAAGCCCCGCATTGATAATTGGCTGTAGATCCAGCTTGCCTTTAACTTCAATGTTGGCAACTGCCTGGCGCCATTCAGATTCTTTATCTGCGCCGTATTTAACACCTTCTAAACCAAGGCTTGCTGCATATTTCTGTGCATCAGAGTAGGCACGGGCAACTTCTTTATCGGCATCAGCGCGAATACCAGCGGAACTAACTTGTGCGTTAGCGCCGATCTGCGCAGCGTTTTGAGACCATTGACCTTGGATGTTAGCAAGATTTTCTTGACCTGTTTGAAGGGTTTGAAAAATACCTGCATAGTCAGAAGCACTAAGAGGATTTGTTGCAGCAGGATTAAAATCGCTAGGGGTATTGTTACTTTCTCTAGTAGGTTTTCCTATCCATGTATCCCTACCTTGGGAATACGATTTAATGTCGCCGTAATTAACGTTGTTATACTGCCTTGCAATTTGTTTGGCTTCTTGACGACTTACACCACCATCGGATGATGCAGCTTTTTTAACATCTTGCTTCCAGCCCATTGTTACGCTCCGTATTGATAGTTAATCGCCTGTACAGGAGAAGGACCCGCAGCTTTTGCAATAGTAGGATAACGATTGGTTAAACGTCCAGTTGCATCACGTTCTGGTGTTCCAAAGATGTTAGAAAGCATCTCTTGTTGAGGAGTCATCACTTTGCCAGATGAAATCAGATCTCTTTTCAACATGTCCGCAAATGCCTGAGGACTGCGGATGCCTAAGCTCTCAGCAGTCTTTCCGAATCCACTATATTCATCAGCGGTGTAACCAATACCCTGCTGACCATAAACAGATTCTGCAAGATTACGGTAAGAAGGACTTGCATAGTCAACTTCTTTTTTGTAGCTTCTTGCGAGGCTTTTTTCAATAAATTCAGGATTAGAGAAACGATCGCGGTAAGCTTCTAAAAAGGCTTCAGCACCTCCTCGATTACCACCTTTTACAAGGCTTTTAAACTGCGATTTAATCGCTCTACGGCGTTGCGGAGAAGCCCTGACTTGATCAAGACCATAAGCGTTGAGCTTCTCCTGAAGAGGCGTCATTTGATACGCAGCAGGACCGCCTCCACTGACAGCACCACCAATGCCGCCAAGAAGACCACCAGCAACAGCACCAATCGGTCCAAAAACAGATCCTGCTGCTGCGCCGCTTACCCCTCCTCCAAGTAAACCTCCGATATCAAACGCCATTTGGGGATACGACCTTATCTAATGACTTTATTTTAACTGTAAGGAATCTAAGCAACAAAGGAAGAGTAACGCCCAGCAAGACCAGGGTTTCTAATGCCTTGAAGCATTTGAGCCTGACGATAGTTTGGATCATTAACAGAAAATTTAGCTGCCCAACGAGGAGCATCTTTCTGTTCAAAAATATCTTTGTTCTGTGCAAAAAGATTTGTACCAAAGTCAAGATCACGCATAATGCCGCCAAGCTGCTGCATCTGTTGGAAGGACTGATTGGTATTACTTGTGCCCATCATGCCAAGGCCAAGGTTGGCCAAGCCAAGAAGACCAGCCGCTTGTCCCATACCACCGCCAGCGCCGCCATAACTAGGAGCGGAACCACCAAAACCACCGACATTTAAAGACGCGCCACCAAAGGGATTGGAAGCTAACGAATCCCCAATTCCACCGAACGCACCGGCTGAATCAACGCCAAAGACAGGATTTGTAAAAGACATTTTATTTAGAGGTTTCCAATGTACTGCCTTTGGGTAAAGGGATTCGCCGCAGTGCGTTGAGACCCTTGTTTAATCATATCGACCATAGGCCCAGAGAAGCGGTACTTCTCTGACATAGCCTCCTGCCACTTATTAGGAAGATTAAGCAAGCCAGCAAAGATATTTGATTCCATACCAAGACGCTGCTTTTCGCGTGCAACATCTTTCATGTAAGGGCCAAGGACTTCGAGTTGTTCACGAAGGCGTTGAGGATCGTTTTCACGTTGACGATTCATTTCACCCCAATAGATCAAGGGGCCATACTCCTCACCAAAAGCCTCTTTAAACTGTTTTACACCCTCTGGATCGATGTTGTAACGACCAGCTAAATTAGGCTGTGTAGCTTGATTACCAAAGCCCTGTACATTTAATTGGCCGCCATAGTTGGTATACAGCGAGGGAGTACTAGCTTGTCCTAGGCCAAAGATATTTGGGGCCATGATCAACCAAAGCTAATTTGAGGAGCTTGCAGGGTGGAGCCTGCGTAAGGGTTGGCAGTTAACGCAGTACGTAGGTTGGCACCCGCTTGTTGCTGCGCACCAGTAGCAAGTTGACCAGCAGTTGAAATGGTGCCAAGCATTGCATAATTCTGACCCTGCGTATTGATCAAAGCTTGTTGACGGGCAAGTTGCTCATTCAAGCGTTGACGAAGAATAGGATCAATCCGCTTTTCAGATTGAATCATCATATCTACATCGTTTTGACGCAGATCTTGAACGGCTTGCAGAGTGGGCTGGAGATATGCACCACCATACTGCTGTGCAATCTGCGCCTGAACTTCTGCATCCTTCATCGCTTCTGCGCGTTCTTTCGCACGTTGTCCACGAGAAGCAGAAGAACCACCCTCCCTGCCAGCAATTTCTTCACCGGTTGCTTCAGCTTTTGCTTTTTCTGCCATGCCACCAAGACCTTGGGCCACAGCAGGAGCAAGTAAGCCGCCAGCTAAACCAATCGCAGCACCGGGGAGGCCGCCAACGCGAGCACCAAGGGCAGCTGCACCTAAGGCTGTTGGAATACCTACGCCAGCAGTGATGCCTGCTTCCAAGGTGCGTCCTTCTTGTGCTGAACCTACGGCGCTAAGAATAGAAGGGGCAGCAGCCAAGGCACCGCCTAGCAGTTGACCACGAGGAAATAATGCACCGGCTTGTTGCATAGCTTGAGCGCCTCTTTGCCCGCCTACGCCAAACATATTTCCAACATTCTGTGCTTGACGTTGCCCGTAAGCAGCAAACGAAGCTCTTGGATCTCGAGCGTAACCTTGAGCTGCGGTTAAGAGGTCATAAGGAACAATGGCACCGCCCTGTGCAATACGCTCAGAGGGACCGCCAGTAGAGCTGTAAGTCGCCATTAATTTATTGAATGTCTTTTATTTAAATAAATTCTATCACTGCACGCCTTGTGTATATGCAGTGTATTCATTAGTTGTAGGAAGCGTTGGCCGATTACCCGCAGCAATTGCCTCATTAACAACATTTCCTGTTAGTACACCGCCAAGGGATCCTGCAAGGCCCGCAACCACGGCTTTTGCAGCTCTACCTTTACCTGTAGCGGCACGAGCCGCAGCACCTCCTGCAATGGCACCACCAGCAATACCAAGGGCAGATGGAATCGTAACTGGGTAGCCCAGAAGACGAGCCTCTGGATAACCCTGTAAATTCTCAGGAGTTGCCTTAAGCACGCCAAGCATACCTTTGTCTTGGTAGTGACTCCTCAAGAAATTACCGTAACGTTCAGGGGTAAGATCTGGAATATCTTTTTTCGCTTCTTCGTAAGCAAGGGGTCTCCCTGTACGCCCAAGGAAGAAGCGTTCAAATAACTCAGGAACCGGTTGACTTGTTTGACGGCGATCTTCTGATCCTTCCTCTGCATAGGATTGCGCAAAACCCTTGGGCCTGAACAGCTCACCAACATTGGTAATGTCATAGGCGCCAGATACAGCAATAGCAGGTGCAACAGCAGCTGCCATTACAAGACCAGTACCAAGTACACCCATTTCCTTAGATGCTTCTTTACCGATTGCAACACGAGCTGCTTTATCAGCTAAAGCGTTGGGATGATTGAATGCCCACCAAACAGCCCTGGTGCCATCGGTAACAATATCTGTGAGCAGACGTGCTGAATAAGCGCCAAGAAACTCTTGAGGTTTTTGACGAAGAGTAATACCTTCCTGTTGTAGTTCTTGTTTAAATTGAGGACCAAAGACTGTTACACGTTGATTTGGGCGTTTATCAATTAAACGCAATCCAGTTTTAGCGCCTGAAACAAAAGGAATGTCAGCCATGTTACGCCACTCCTGGTTGTGAGAACAGCGCTAATTCTTCTGGTGAAAGGTAATTAGCTATGTTTGGCAGTTCTTTGTCGACGTAATCATTGAGGAATTCAATGCCAGCAGTTTGAAATTGTGTACCAGGTGCAACTGCTTGTACGTCAAGTTTATTGATTGCCGCACGTTGACCCATTTCCTGCATGATTTGCTGGGACTGCGACATATCCGTTGGTACCGGACGGTTCCCATACAAAAGATTAGACGCAGCAACGGTTGAACCAAGGGATGCGCCGATATTAGCGACGTTTTCTACAGTGCCCCGAACCAAGGGATTTTTAACATTACGCGTCAAACCACGAGCTGCCATGGTTGCAGGAAAAGCAGCTGCAAGATCCATCAAACCATAAGTAGCAGCGGCAGTTGGTCCTTCCAACAAACCGAAGCCGGCCGCTAGTGCGCTGCCAGGTACAACAGATTTTGCGACATCACCTGCGTTGCGTCCTACAAAACCTAATAAACGTTGGAAGTTCACCTATCTACTCTTTTCTTTTTATTATAAAACGTTAGGCTTCTTCAATTTCTTCTGCGCTTGGTTTCTTGGTGTCTTCACCTTTGAGCAGCTGTGCTACCGAGACATTTCCTTCTGCTTCATTCTCGGCTTTATTTTCAGCTGTTGCCATTAAGTAGCCCTTGGGATCTGGGTTAGCAGCACGTGGCATTGGATTGCTAATACGATCATCAGGTTTAAGTGTGGGACTTAATGCATACATGTCCCGCCAAATAGGATTAAAGCCTGGTTGATCTTCTGGACGTTGTTTTGTTAACGCACGTCCCACGTTAAAGTCATAGTCTTCTTTGCGATTAAAACGTCCAATACCAGCAAAGATCTCTAAGTTTTGGGCATCCTCACCAACAAATTGAAGGCCTGGGTTGAAACGCAGTTTACGTGTCTGAATGCGCCGCAAAAGGTCTGTGTTATCAAACCGGTTTGGGGTCCAGGGTGCAGTGCCACTATCTGCTTTAGCAGAAAAAAGATCATCAAAATTTAGCTGACGCTTTTTAGCGAATACATCTTTTGTGTAATCAATGTATCTGCCAAGCTCTAAGCGATGATCTTTTGCCATTAGTCTTCAGATTTACTGGTATCTTTTTTCTTTTTTAACCCTACCAGGGTTTGACGTAACCGTGCTTGCTTTACGGTCTTGTCATCATATTTATCTGGACTAGCAAGGACATTAGCCTGGAGCTGAGCAGAGGTAATACCCTTCTTCTTAGCCTTGGCAGTGAAGGCGCCTTCCTTCATCTCCATACCTTGAATCCACTTCTTGTCTTTCTTTTTCTTTTCAGCCATGATCAACGACTCCGACGTTTACCAGCACGGCGTCCTGCTTGTGCCATAAGTTGTTGAGTTACAACTTCAAGGCCAGAGGGAAACCTTTGTGGTGAAAAAACAATTTTTTCTGGTTCAACTTTAGCAAGGGCTTGCCTTGTTGATTGCATCTCAGTGCCAATACGTTGCGGGTCAAGTGCTTGTAATTGTTGGCCGAGGTCACCAAAGCGAAGCGTCATCGGCTTCGAGGGTTGCTGTGTTGTGCCAAGTCGTGTTCCAACCGAAACTCCTGCTGGATATTGCTGAAGATTGGTTTCAGGTACCAAGTAGAATTCACGTGTGGGTCCAATAATCGGACCGCCGGTGTAAAGAGGTTTGTTGGCTGGACTGGTGAGCCTACGCTGCTGTTCTGGTGTTTGAGCAGATTTAAGCTCAACAGAACCGTAATAAGCAGACGGCCCTTCCTCTAAGTATGTATCTACATCAACGATATCTTCGGAGCCGTAACCAACACGTTCACCCGTAGGTTTACCAGAAAGATCCTTGGGTGAGAACATGACATCCCTTGGAACAGGACCCGAAACCCTACGTGTAAGAGAGGGGTCAGCTTGCGAAACACTCCGATAGTTTTTGGGCATTAAGCCTTCTTGTTGTGCAGCGATAAGATCTTCGTTTGTAATTGGATAAACTTCACCACTCTTGCCAAGGCTTACCAGGTGCCTTTGGGCTGCTGGATTTCCAGGGCGTCCAATAATGCCTTGGACAAATTCGTAAGCAGTAGGTGACTCAAGAACAGGAAGTTGAATTCCTTTTTCCGAGCGAAGCTCATTTTGAACACGACCCGCAATGCGCACGTTGGCCTGTGGAACCTGGACGCCTGCTTGGCGGGCAGCTTTAGCAACAGGATTCTCTTTAAGATTTCCACGGCCTGCGGCCATGTTTAAGAAATTATTAATAGACTGAATACTTTCAGTAGGTACGCCAATCTTGCTGAGGTTTGAAGCTTCACGTTTAGCTTTTGTCAATTCGTCGTTTAATTGACGTTGTGCGCGGATCATGGCATCTTCCATATCAGCGCGACGAACGCGAGCGGCATAACTGACAGGGTTACCTTCTGTATCTTCAACCTGGAGAGGAGCCTGAACAATTTCATCGGTTGCCTCATAAACATCCGAAAGGAAGTTATAAGGTTTGCCGTATTGTGAAACGCCTTGTTTCCTGACTTGGCCAACAGGTTGATTAATGGCTGCATTAAGTGCAGTCATTTCTTGTTCATAAGCATCGTTAGAAATTAATCCTTGCTTAAGTTGACGCTGTAGATTGCGCTCAGCGCGTTCAACGTTTTTAGATTTAGAAAGCAATCCAGGGATTGCTACAGGTTGCGTAGTAATGTAATCAGGATCGTAAGGCTTGCGTCCAATTTTGTATAGATACTCACCGGTTTCCTCACCAGTATCCGATAAACGTGTTAAGTCAAGATCAGAAACAGTTAAGTTCGTAAGCGTTGGTTCAGACTCTCCGGGGGCAAAAGTAACTCCTTGTGCAATTTTAGTTTGACGACCAGCCTTTGTGGTGTAAGGGCTGTACTGAATGTTGTACACTTCATCAGGAATTTCTATGTCAGGTGCCCCACCAACTAGGCGCCCTTTCTGAGAACCGCGTCCGGATTGGGGAGTAATTACCTCACCCGTTGGCGCATCAAAGTACAATCCTTCCTGCAAACCTTCTTGTACATATTTGCTCTGCCCAAGATCACCAACGGTTCTTTCGTATACGTCGGTTAAAGTACGACCGGTGTCAATGTATTTTTGAGCTTTGACACGAAGTTCCGGCATTTGTTTGCCAAACGCTTCTGCATCTGCAATTGCACGTTCCTTGTTAACAAGGAAAGGAACTTCAACCTCTACTTTTTCACCTGCTTCAACGCGTCGGATGGTGTCTTCGTCAAGCATTTCGCGGAAGCGCTGTGTTGGATACAAGTTACCATCATTGTCGGCTTCAATGCGAGTAGGTATATCTAGGTCATACGCATCAATAGGCCGCACTTCTCGAGAGGGAAAATAAATGCCGGTATCAGGACCTGCACGATGAAGTGTGTCCCATTCTGTTGCAAATTTATCAATGCCGTATTGATATTGTTCAGAAAGTTTTTCTTGTTTAATTCGACGCGTTTCAAGGTTTTCTGTCTGACGTGTCAAAAACTCTTGTGGATCAGTTAAAAGAGTTTTTCTAGAGGGGTCGACTGTTTCAACTACCTCAACACCTCCTTCAACGCCAAACAAATCTTGCAAAGGATCATAGTCGCCCTCTTTAAGTTCAAGAACAGATTCTTTTCCTCCACGGAAAGAACGCCGTACTTCACCTGTGGGATTTACCAAATCACCTGACACAATACGACCTGTGCGATCAACGTCTGCATTTACAACATTTAGTGCTCTAGCAAAAGCGGTTGGCCCTCCTTCAACAGTTGCAGCATTGTAAGAAGGATCCAAGAAGTCGCGGTTACCTGTGTTTGCAAAAGCTTCGATACGAGCATTGATTTCAAACTCAGGCAAGCCGGCTTCACTCAGTTGACTAAGGGCTGGGCTGACATATTGGGCTTTATCACGACGAGTTAATTGAGCTTCTTTAATATCTCGTTGTTCGTTTTCAACTGTGTTCCTGTAATCTTGTTGATCAAAACCTGTGTCATTAGCTTTGTTCTGTTGAGACACAACAGAAGGTGCTTCTTTTTGCTGGAGAGTTGTTAAGTCAACTGTAGCTTGAGGAATTGCAGCGGGAGGTGCTGCAACTTTTGAAGGGGAAGGAGTCGCACGCAGTGGAGGAGTGGCAGCAACAGTAGAAAGATCAGCTTGCTTAACACCTAACCCTGTTTGTTTTGTTTGAGAAGGACGACGGCCAGCTAATTTCATAGCGCCATACGTACCAGCGCCCAAAACACCTAAGCCTGCTGCTACAGCACCAAGAATCCCTGGTACATTTGACTCCTCTTGCGGTTGACGAAGCTGATTACGGCGGAATTCAAGTACCTGTGGTGCTAACTCAGCCTTTTCTTCCGGATCTTCGGGGTATGGAGTCCCAGTGGCACGGCTGTATGCGGCAAAATCGGCAGGTGATAACGCCATTTGGAACTTATGAGCTATAGATTTCTTGTTATCTGTATTTTAACGGGAATAATTTAGAAAAAGCTGCGTACGTTAGACTATTACCAAGAGAAAACGCTAAACACCTGGGGAAATACAGACATGCACCCTAAGAATCGCATGGAAAAAGCAATTGCCCTAGAAGCAATTGCTGATGTAGCTGAAAAGATGGAACAATCAGGTGCCAGTGGGATGGATGTTGCAGCATTTACGTCTGGTGCGCGGCAAAAGCTGACAGAAGAGCGGCCAGATCCGGATAAATACGCAAAAGCTGCGGTGTCTGCGGCCAAGTGGAGTAAAGCAAACGCCTAAATAATAACGTCAAGTAGATTAATGTACAGCCGGGGCTAAATACCCCGGCATTTTTGTCTGTATTCTTGGGCAAAACCTTTGTAACACCTACAAATTTTAGGTGTTATGTACAGTGTGATACAAAAAGACCGGCCCTATAGAGGTCAAAAAAGGGAAAAAATTTTACTGGCGCTTCTCCAACACCCCACGCGACGTGAATTGCGTATAGAAAAAAAGAAAGGGTGGGTGGGTTGAAATAGTTATCGGGGGCTGCGCATCCGTAGAACGCAGAGTTCCATTGTATTCGGTACCATGACGACAGTAATGACGACGATTAGCACAGATGAGATGACTAGCCGACTTGTCGATGCAGCGTTCGCGCTGCGAGCAGGCAAGAAGGTTGTCATGAAGCCTGGCGTGCTGCGAGCCAGTGGCTGGTCAGCTAGCCAAGTGATTAAGTTCTTGTTAGAGGAACTGTATGAGTGCGAAGTTTACATGGATAACGACGTGATGTGGAAGGTGTGGATTACACGCCGCCCCGAAGATCACGGATTAGTTATCGAAGGCAGTTGCCGTTGACGATTGTAATTTACCCTGGTGAGAGCCAGGGTTTACTACAGCCCTCAATCCCTACATTCCCCACCTAATTACCGTACAATCCTTGTCAATTCACTAGGTATTTATACCTTTTGATACGAATTCGTATCGCGCGCGACCTCATTTAGGCTACAGCTGGGGGTTGGTCTTACAGAACAGTTGCAGCATATACCCGACCTACAGACTCGGGATTAACCGTCAAGCTGGACGTTAAACGTAGCAGACAACTCGGCGGTCGGTCACGACCTTGGCATCCACACTTCAGTGGTTTAAGTCCAAGCTCACCCTACGGAGTAACCGTGGACTACACCGTCAACATCATCGAGCGTAACGGTCAGTACTTCCTCCAAGAAGTCTTTGCAGTTACTGAGTTCCAGTATGTGGAACAAGTGACTGCAGGTCCGTTCCAAGCTCGATGGCAAGCAGACGTGCGACGCTCACAGGAGTATCCGGCATACCGGGGACTAACTGATGAGTACTGCCGTCTGCAACACTGATCCGTTAAAGCGGGTTGGGAGGTGCAAACCCTCCCACAGTTATTGCCCCCAGCGGAGATGGGCACCGCACACACGGAGAACACCGTGACCTTCACCGTTACCGAAACACTCGCACTCGCCGCCATCTTTGTGGTGGCATGTGTGATCGGTTACGTTACCGACTGATCCGTCTAAGCGGGAGGCAGGGTGCAAACCCCTGCCCAGTCATTGCCACAATCCCGTGGCATCTACACCAAACGACAGTGACTCAACGCATTGCAACCTACGTGATCATCGCTGCTTCCATCATGGGTATTGGTGGGCAAGCCGTTATCTACTTCACAGATAAGGCAACTGCTCACCAATGCATTAACCATGACTGGCCTAAGGAGCATGACACACTCCACCGTAACTGGTGCATCACCAACGGTTACGACATCTGAGTCCGTTTAAGCGGCGTTCCAGGGTGCAATTCCCTGGTTCAGTATTGCCACAACTCAGTGGCATCTCACGACACTACCTATGACTTACTACGTCATCATCAAGAATCACGACGAATTCTCTCAGGCTTATCTCCAGGGCTGTGAGCAATCATTTAATACTGAGCAACAAGCTCAGGATTACATTCAAACATTTGAGGATTGGGAGCAAGATCTCCTGGAGATTGACTTCAATCCTTTCTGAGTAACAGGCGTGATGCCAGGGGATCAAATCCCCTACTCAGTATTGCCACAATCCCGTGGCATTTACTCAACTCAACACTATGCTGTGCTACTACCCATACGAAGGTGCAACCGAGCGCATCACCTGGCATGGAGGAGAATCAACCATGCTTCACTACCAAGTGCAGGTTGATGACTACAAGGGAGATCCTGACTGGATCGACCGTTACTCCCAGACACTTGGCGGAGGTATCCCTTGTGGTACTAAGGAGTTATTAGCTGCTATGTCTGATTACTATCAGCACATCAGCCAACTCCATCTCGACACAATGGCTGGAACTATCTTCTGATTCCTGCTCTAAGGGGCTTCGGCCCTTTACTGCAGGATTCAACTCCTGCTCCCATACCACACAACACCATGACTAAACTCAACATCCGTAAGAACCTTGCGTCAATCCTTGCCAATACTGCAGCAGCAGTTGAGAATGCCAAGGTACCTACCAAGGCAGGCATGACAGAGAAGCTGAACGAGTATCGTACTCGGGCGGCGGCACTCATCATGCCGAACGACATGGCATTCATCATCCAACCCAAGCAAGGTAACTGATTCATGCGACGCAACTACCAACGTAACTACTTCTCTGACTCCTGTGTTGCTATTGTTCTCGGCACTGGTCTTGGCTTATTCCTATCTGTTGGAGCACAGAAAGTTCTCAACAGACACTACAAGGCCACGTGCCACAACCAACCAGGACATAACCTGATCTACACCAAGTCTTTCCTTGGTGACACGTACTTTTGCATCAATGCAAAGTACATGAACTGATCTCTGCACTTAAGCCTTCTCATCCTTGTGATGCGTGGCTTTTCTGCAGGGTTCTCCCTGCACTACACCAAACAACACCAATGACAATCACGATCAGCCCCAGAGAAATTACAGATGCTCAACAGATGTTGAACATCGAACCAAACGACTGTTACCTGGAGTTTACGCAAGGTACTGTCTATCTTTGTTGGGTTACCGACAAGGAGACAGCTCAGATGTATATCGACAACCTCTTCGAGTGTGTCGATGTCAAGTTGTACGGCAATTGGGTAGACATCTACGGACAACACGAACGTGAAGTCCCAGTGTCATTACCCGATGTCAAACTGTTTGACTGCCGTTACATCCTCGCTACTAACTGACATGAAGACAATCTACTCAATGGGCAAAGGCAAGTATGTGATCCTTGATTCTTATGAGTCTTATCCTGAGAATCGCCTTGGATCTATTGCTATTGCCCTCCTCGCACTCCTCCTTGCCACCATCAGTGGCACAGCATTGTTGGGTGTGGATCTTACCAAGATCAATCCACAGCCCGTCAAAGCACAACCTACAATCACTCGCTGACATGACCACACAACTCAAAGAACACACCGAAGTACTTGAGGCACGCATCCAATGCCTGATCGACAAGCTGCTTGCACATTACGCTAAACAGTACGGAGATGGCGGCATTGCATTTGACATGGTCAAAGGCGTCAAGTACTACAAGCTCATCCAACGTGACGTCAAACGCTCAACGTTGAATGGCAACACTGGTGCCTGCGTGCATGCATTCATTCATCGCCAGACTGGCTGTGTCTTTAAACCAGCAAGCTGGAAGGCACCAGCTAAGCACGTACGTTATAACCTCATGGACGAGGTATCGTTTGCCACCTGCATCCAAGATGCTGATTGGGCTGGCTCATACCTCTACATGAAGTAACCACAAATCCCTGGGCCTTCGTTGTTGAGAATCTTTCGCAACAAGGATGTAAGTCCCAGGGCTATCCCAAACACCACAGCAACTAACCAATGCGTACTCGAATTTCAATCGTCAAAGAAGATAGGATCTGGAACCTGAGGTGCCAGGGCTATCGTTATGACTCCATTGCACAAATTGTTAATTGCAAACCGGTATCCATTACACAAGTCATTAGACGTGTACGTAACCGTCCTCCGTACGAGCAAGATCCTGTGCGTCGTGGAAGATTTAATTCTTTCTTGAGCGATGCACAGATAGAAGATATTCGTACCCGTAAAGCGCACGGAGAACACGTCTCCAAACTTGCAGAAGAATACTACATCACTATTGCAGCTATCTATCACATCACTTCATACCGCACCTACAAGAACCCTTGTGGTGACAGTGGTTATCAATTCAATTTTAACAATCGTTTAATGTCCTGATCACTGGGCATCCACACGCAATGTGGTGTAAGTCCCAAGTACAAACCATTCAACTCACAACACAATGACAGAAGACAACAAGCGGTATCACCTCATCATCAACGTTGATGAAAAGTATGCCATCGTCAACGCACTAGCCTTCTATCATGCACACCACACCCTGGGTGCATTGATGGATGAAGATGAGTGTGAACAATACATGCTCGCATTCCAAGAAGATGGTCCTGCCTTTGTTGATTCCCTAGCAACAAAGGTGGCCAATACCTTCTGATCCCTGGGCAGCACCGACGTAAATACGGTGTGTAAGTCCCAGGGTTTTACTGTCTACCTACTCAATTCAAGCAATGACTGAACTCGATCCCAACTACAACGCTGACTTGCTTGATGCCATGGCTGACATGGCATATGAACAAGAGCAAGCCATGCGTGAAGAATACGAACTCAACCCACCTGAACTGGAGACTTACGATGACCAAGCCTAAGTACACACTGCGTCAAGCATGGGATGACGGTGACATCATCATCATCCTGATCGCAATCATTTCAATCATCATCACAGAGTTTGCATCATGTCTTACATCTCAGAACTCAAGAAGTTCTACCCCAAGTCCTACAAAGCACGCTTCGCAATCAATGCCTACAACGTGCACAAGTACTTCGAGCACAAAGACCCAACGGTCGTCACGGTCCACGAAACCTATCTCAGGTACGGCGGAACCGAAGAAGGAGGTTGGTACTACACCCAAGGAGACCCTCTCGTCAGCCACTGCATCTTCTCCAAGAGGCAAGCGGTCCAGGTCTACGTCAAGTACTTCGAAGAGTACGAGATCGAAGGCCAACCTTCTCTTGGAGATACGACAACTCGATCCAACATCGACATCAGTTTCTCCAATGAACTAGCTAAGGCTTACCCTGAATCCCGTCCGTACTACTGCTGATCAATGCAAGCAACTGCAACACCTGCACTCAGTATCAACCAACGCAATCTCTATGCGTACTACCTTAATCACAAGAAGAAGTATGGGAACACACCCTGCTTCGTACCTAAGCTTCCATCGCAAAACTCAAGGCTTGAGCAATATCTCCAGGCCTTGGTGAGACTGGAAGAATACGGATTGATACGTGTAGACAGAAGCAGTGCTAACTACACAGCATGGATCATGCTTGCACCTAAGAGCGCATAACGTAGGTATTTATACTTAATATTGTTCGCTATTCGCAAATAGCGAATACATGCCAATACTTCAGTCATAGCCTCAATCCTGGGCGTCACCTACGTAAGTATGGTGTGTAAGTCCCAGGGGTTTATCCGACTACATTACGTACATCAGGTGTAAACCGTTGCATCTGATCTAACAACCTAAGCTCTGCTTGTTTGTTCTGCATCGGAATGCTTTCATTCCGTACAACAGATGTTAAGAAGTCCATTACTTTATCTTGTGGTGGCATAGAACCATGAGCCTTCATGTATTCTTGTTGCCATCCTTGAAGGAAAGGACTGTTATTCATTGCATATCTACCAGCTAATAACATGGACCTAAGTATGTCCTTAAACTGCTCAGTCCATCCTACTCACCATCAACTCAACCATGGAACAAGCTAAGAAGTATCCAGCAATTGACTGGACCAAGAATGAGTATCATCAATTGCAGCTAGTAGTTGATGCACTCAAAGCCATTTGTGCTCGCGAAGATAAGCGTCATCAAATGGACGAGCATCTCGATCCACACATGCGTAACGTTGTCGATGAGGTAATCGGCATGTTAGAAGATGAGATCGACTACGATCCAACACCTCACGAACCTGGTGAACCACCCATCACTGCAGCAGAAATGCATGCAGCTGCATGGAAAGAACACCAGGAAATGCATCGATAACATCAGGTAGTACACATGTATTTCCCCCTCACACTCCCCCAAGGAGAACCAGGGGGGAACCTTCTATATACATAAGTACTTCCTATGCATTACATCTTTTAATACACCAATTAATCCTTGACAACCCTGGTAGACTAACCAAGTCTTCTAGACCACACATCAATTCAACTCACATGACAAACTCAAACACTCCTCGCATTCCTGATTCAATTGACATCCAACGTCTTCAAGCTATGCAGCTTGTAGCCAAGATGAAAGAATCAGCTGAGAAACATGGCATTGGTTTTATCGGGGGCTTTATATCCCCCAATGGAGAGAAATTTGTAATGACAAACATGGATGATGATGATGCCATAGCACTCATGCCGGAGGATCTCAAGTGACCAAGAAATCTCCCATTAGTTTTGATCGCACCATTCATGGTGTGAACATCACTGAACATGGTATCAAGTCAGTAAGTAAACAGATCAAACTTGGACCATTCCAACTGACTGTCAACGCCAGTCCCAATGGCGTCAAAGGATCAGTCAGTATTCCTGGCACAGGCTTGAGCATTCCAAACATTAAGTTAATCTAAAGATCTGGGCATCCTTACGGTGTAAGTCCCAGGTCTTGTCCACCAACTCAACTCAATTCATGTCTGTTTACGTTGACTATCTCAACATGTTTGATCGCATCAATCTTGCTGACTGCGCAAAGCGCAGAGCAAGTGCAAATGTTTTAGATGAAACACGATTCAATGGCGAGTACGACACAGCACGTCTGTGGATGAAGTACCGCCTCATCAAGACCACCCACCATTCCTACGTGGAGGACAACTGATGACAGTCCTTGCAATCGAACATACTTCATTCACTGACACTCATGTCACAGTTACAGCAGTTGTTGACGACATGCGCCTGCTCTATCGGGCGACTCGCTTTGACCCTGAAGAGTGGGCTCCTGCATTGTGCACAACAACTATTGAGTTGGATCCAGAGGAACCGATTCCTCTTGACGAAGATGGCTTCTGCAGCTATCTTGATCAACTCGATCCTCTGTGGCAACTACTCGATCTGAGTGACGACGAATGATTGGTTTCTCACTTGAATTCAAACGCTGGTACTTTGTACTGCGTGGTCCCAAGGGTCGAGTGTACTTGGCAACTGGCTTTATGAAATGATCAACCGTCCTGGGCATGACGTTAAACTGCCTACACTCAACTCAACTCCAACCTCATCATGTATTTCCAACTCCCCTCCAATCTGCAACAAGAACTCCTGGCTTACGATCCAAAGCTCAAGGCTTTGGTCAAAGAGCAGGAACCTAAGAAGACTACGAAGAAAGCTAAGTATCCACTGGGTAATATCCCACATCTTATCCCTGAGAATGTGGTACGTGCTGGTCTACAACAAGATGCGATTGACCGCATCAATGCATCAGGTGTACCTGAGCGTTATCACCGCTTTACCAAGGTAGTTGATATCGCTACACCACAAGCACGTACGATTACCATTGCAGTTCTTTATCACTTCGAGCAATGCTGGTACGCCGCATGGTTACCTGCCAAGGGAGAGGACTATCTCTATGGCTATGCCTATGCATTCAAGAATACTGCTGCTGCAGCTAAAATGTTGCCTCGCCGTATTTGGGAAAGCAAAGATCAATGCACTGAACACACCATTGGTCGTGGCTCACAGACCTTTACATACTCACGTACTATAACCAAGGAAGATGTTATCTCCGGCAATGATGCGCGCAACTGGCGTGCTATGGGTATAGCTAGTTACTACCAGAAGTCACGTGATATGAATGACGCAATCAATAGCTTTGAGAAAACCTTGATGGAAACAATTCCAACATGGGACGATTGTCGTTCTATGTTTGATCGCATCAAATGTAATAACCTTTTTGATGCACTTGAGTTTCCATTTCCACTAACAAACTGTATTGAAGATCGTTCAGCATTCAAGCTAACGGTTGATGGCATGGTTAACCTTGCTAATCGATGGATGGCATCGAATACTTACGCATCTCTACACTACCTAACCATGCATAGTATTGAACACATTATTACTGCACCTTCTATTAAGAAACAACTTCAACTTATGCTTGACAAATCTGTAGCTGAATACAATAACCCTGAGAACAATCAGCGCAAGGCAGTCAAGTATGGCTACAAAGAGTTTGAGCAAACGACAAACTCTATCTACTTCATTAATCATGTGTGGCCTGATTGCCCACTTGATTACTACCGTACATACTTTGAAGAGCTACGTGTCGTTAATCTCTATCACCTACGTACCAATGATGCCTTGCTTGCTTGGCTGCGTGAGCACATGTCTGTTGCATCATTCCTTAATATGATGCGCAAACATGTTGAGAAATCAAATGAAGAGCATTCCAGGATGTCTAAGTTTTCTGATCACGACTTTATTATCCATGCATGGTATGAGATGAATGATACGTTCTCAATGATGATGCGTGTCTTTGAGAACGGCAAGACTATCGAAGCACCTAAGCGTTGGCGCATGCCTGACTTCCATGACTATGTGCAAGCAGAAGCATGGAAGATAGCTAACAAGAAGGAATCGCTGCACCAGGATTTATTCCCTACACCTGTCAAGGTCAGCATGGGTGACAGTGATTGGACATTCCTTCAACCCATTGACACTCATCAGTTAGCGCAATGGGGACAAGCTGTCCGTAACTGTGTTGGCTCTGCGTCCCAGTATGCAGAGGACATCAAGAAACGCAATCACTTCATTGTGCTTTGTATGATTGATGGCAAGCCAACCTTCACTATCCAACTGGATGTATCCATGGGTGTGATGAATGTCAAGCAGATTGCTGGCGTCGGCAACCAGCGATTGGACGAAGATCAGAAGGAGAAGTACTCCAATGCATTCAAGCTGGCCTTGCAATCTCGGAATGATGAGCTAAGCTCTAAGAGCTGAAGCCACAGCAGGGGCATCCTATCCTCGTAAATGGGATGCCTCTTTACCTATGGACTACACCGATGACCAACTGCTTGCCATGGCCATGGCCAACATTGGTGAATACATCACGGACAACTCACCACAGTACATCTTGATTGAAGAAGATCCTCGTAATGAGGATGACTACGATAGCTGGACTTACGGAATGGAAGTCCTACCTCAAGACCACACTTGGCAGTCAGATTCAATTGACGTAAGTCCAAGTGAGGCCGACTAGCCCAACGGCAGAGGCAACGGATTTAAGCTCCGTCAAGTCTCGGTTCAAATCCGAGGTCGGCTACCAACCCATTAAACTTTTTACTTAACTAAAATGAATCAAGATCAAGGGATGTTTTTGCGTGATTGCATTCGTGCTAGCGCTAAAATGATTGCATGCGAACTGGCAGTATTACATGATGTTGCAAGTTCACTTAGCGCTATAACAATTGAACTGAAAGAGATTAACTCTAATTTATATGACATAGACTCTAAATTATCTAAGCTTGCTGCTCAAACTGAAAAGCCTTAAAAATTTGATTAACCTGGGCATCTCTAAAGTGTAAGTCCCTGGCTAACAACTTACCTCCAACTCAACATCATGCAATTCTTTGCTGCTTTCAAGTCCATCATCCCTGAGTTCCATGCTTATGCAGATGAGGACAAGCGTTACAACATTGGTGCTACCTGGACCGACAACGAAGGTCTGCGTGACTACCACAACCTTGAAATGCGGTACGTCCGTAACTCTGAGAAGCTTGCGCTCCAGGGTGAGCCACAGCCCGATGGCTCATGGAAATACGTCGAACCCAATGGCAGCGTCCATGTGATCTCAGCAGAACGAGCACGGCACTTCATGGAGACCACGCAAGCCCATGCCACCATGATGTGTGGAATGCTTGAGCGCCTCAAGGATGCTGGTCTCTATGACAAGTTCATTGACACCGACGCAAATCCTGCCTAAGGTACTAGCGGAATGTTCGGCCCCTGCGCAAGCGGGGGTCTTTCTCTATGACACACGACTCCATTGATCTCGACCTTGTCGACAAGACCGTTGCATTAATACCAGATCATGCTTGGACTCAAGTGAGACAAGCAATTGTTACAGCCTTAGTTGATAACATGCCTGGCTCCGTGATCCAACATCTGACTGGTTCTTATGATGACTTTGATCGTGCAGAAAAAATTCTGTACGATTACTACGAACTTCCTGCACTGTCGCATGAACTGATTGCAGATGCATTCAAGATCATGGGCGAAGTCAATTGTTTTGAACTACTTCATTCATTGAACCTTACCGAAGATGAATTGCAGGCAATGCAACAGCAGTAACACACGCGTTACTTGTACTGAACATCTGGGATCTGATGTAACCAAACGTTATTGTCGTTGTCTTGATTGTGGTTGCAAGTTCCGTACTGTTGAACGGTATGAAGTTGCTAAACCAATTCCATTGAAAGCCTACAAACCTATTGGTACCAGGAATGGAAACTCTTTCTTGACTGACAATGATGTGTTGATGATTCGTCATCTACATCAGAAAGGATTGAGCAACGGTCAAATAGCAATACGCTATGACACTGCTCGCAGTACAATCTCACGTATTGTCAACTACAAAACTTACACCAACATCAAATGACACAACAACACCCCATCACCCCACCGCCAGAGCTGATAAAGCAGTGGTACATGGAGGCTACTGGCCCGGACTACGAGGGAGAGATCGCTCGCCGCGCTGCTCAATGGGGCGCCGACCAGGAGCTAGAGGCTTGCCGCATGGAGATCATTGATGGAGCAGGACTTTTTTACATCGACGAAACCAGTGACCGTGTTCGTTTAACCGAAGACATCTGGACTGCCCGCCGCCCCAAGCCGCCGAGCTTGAAGGAGCAGGCGTTACAAGCACTTGCTGAAGCCGACGTTGGTCTAACAGAATTGGAGTGGCCTCAATGTTCCGACACCATCCGCCGCGCTCTTGAACAACTTCCCGACAACAACTAATTACTACAATGACAACCAAGCGACAATTTGATTACAAGATTGGTGACCGTGTTGCTGAACGTCCCAAACCCCATGGGATCTACACAAACAACCAACAAACAAGAGAACGCATCTCTCAGTACAGGAGCCAGCGGTATGGTGAAGTGGTTGGTATTAATTACAAGAACAACTCACGTGGTGCTACCCAAAAGTTCTTGCTTGTTCGTTGGGATCATTTACCTAGCCCAACTGAACATGCCACTGCACGCATCTGTCCTGTGTCAGCACTAGAACGTCTGACCAAAGAAGTCCTTGTCCCTGGTGAATGACATGACTGAAAACCAAATTCATTTCATACGTGGTTGCTGTACAACAATCCTTATGTTTGCAGGGATTGGTTTATTAGCTGCAATTTTTTTGTCACCTGATGAACCTGTAGACAAAGCGAAGTTTGAAGTCATTGATCAGTACGAAGGTTGTTCAGTAATCCGTTACACTGATCCCACATCTCGCTGGCATTACTTCCTTAAGTGCTCATGAACGTACAACTTGTTTGGGCAACGCCCAATGCAGAGGAGATGATCACGCGCATGGCACGCGTCTCTGCGCCCAAGAATCAAGACAACATGGATACCGCACCTAAGTTGTTGCGTTATCTGATTAAACATCAGCACTGGTCACCTTACGAGATGGCCAACATGTGTGTTGAAATCAACACAACACGTGCAATCTCACCGCAGATCCTTAGGCATCGTTCATTCAGCTTCCAGGAATTCAGTCAGCGTTATGCTGATGTCTCTGATGTAGGCAGCATCATACTGCCGCATCTACGTAGTCAAGACTACAAGAACAGACAGAACTCCAACGATGATCTAAAGGAACGCTTGGGTGGTGAGAAGCTTGCTCACTACTACAGACGGATGTCTACAATCTTGGAAGACTCCAAGCATTTGTACCAAGAGATGATCAGTGAGGGTATCGCAAAAGAGTCAGCGCGTTTTGTGTTGCCTCTTGCTGCACCAACCCGTTTGTATATGAATGGCACTATCAGATCTTGGATCCATTACCTACAACTGAGGACTCATGAATCAACCCAACTCGAACACAGAGAAATTGCAGAAGCAATCAAAGGAATCTTCTGCAAAGAATTCCCAATCATCGGAGAGGCTGTATTCTCAACAGATCAATGATCTGATTGAGAGGTATAAAAAACCAGAGCAAGCACGCCAGTTTCTTATGGAAGCTGGCATCATTGATGAGAATGGAGACCTCATGCCTCCATATCAAAACACCTCAACCTAATTAAAAGGTTGCAGCACTTTGCTTCTTCAGTTCCGTGACGGCATGCTTGGACTCTATATCTTTGCGTGCCAGTTTTTTCCGTTTGTCCACCAAGTAAACGATCAGTGCTTTGTTCATTTGACTTGTCCTCCAGTGACGTAAGGAAAGTAGCAGATGCTACGGTAGGTCAGGCAAAGCCATGGACGGTGTGCTAAGTTCCACCATGCCTTGTCTGCCTTAGCCTGATCCTCTTGGTTGTATTTGCAACCACGATACGTTAACGTCATGGCTTTGGTATCTATTGATACGGAAACTATATGACGATTGATGTATATGATGTAGTTCACCATGTAACATAACTATGATTTCTATTTCAGAAACCTGCAAAGAGTTCAACAAAGCAATGGGTATCAAAGGAAGGTTTTTCCTTTTTGTCCTTGGTTTTGTTGGGCTATTGTTTCCTGGTTGGGTAGCCTACGTTGTTCTTTCTGGGCTTGCTAAATGTACAGAAGATAAAAATATGTATGCACTTTTAAAACAACTTACAGACTAACAATGTCTTTTCTTTTGGCTCGTGTCACAGATGAATCTGATCTTCCAGATGATTACTATTCATTTGTCCAACAGTTTACATACTGGCAAGGAAGCTACGCTTCTCAACTTGATACGGAATCATTGATGATCTTGCTATGGCAAATGGACAAACGTATTAAAGAGCTTGAGGCAAATCAAAGTAATCTGTAATGAAAGGATTTAGTTCCACCAAGCAACACACACGTTCATCTAGTTATTGGGTTGCTTCCTACACCAAAGACAATCAGGATGAGCCGCTTGGCATACACAAGAAAGTCTTGTCCTATAAACCAGGGCAAGATAAAGAAGTCTTGATGACAAACTATTGCAACTCCATCATGAAGATCAACAGAAACATATGGGAGATCTTGGTGCACCAAGGTCCATCTGAGGTCCCAGACTCAGGTGATCAAATCGTGATTCGTTTATCACGCGAACCTTTCAAAGGCTGTAGTCAACTGCAATAATTCTGAACGGGAAGATGGACCTGAGCATGTCCTAAAACTACTCATCAGTTTTTCTTATCATTCAACTCAACTCAACACCATGAAACTCCTCAAATTCTCCACAGGTAACGGCAAGCTCAAGAACCGTCTGATCTTTAACATCCCAGCGGGCTATGCATGTCCACACGCTGGTGTCTGTAAGACCATGGCTGATCGTGTCACTGGCAAGATCATGGACTTACCTCAGTTCACTGGCACAGAAGCAGATGAGTATCGTTGCTTTGCTGCCATGGCAGAGACCAGGCCGACCGTACGTGAAGCTCGTTGGCACAACTGGGATCTGTTGCGTGAGACCATGCATATGAATGGGAATCAAGCCATGCTTTTGCGTGATCTGATCGACCTATCACTCTCGATGCAGCCATCAAAGAAGCTGCTTCGGATCCATGAGTCAGGCGATTTCTGGACTGAAAACTACATGCGTGCTTGGATCATGGTCGCACAAGAGCGTCCTAAGCAAACGTTCTACGCGTACACCAAGTCGCTTGGTATGTGGCTGAACCTCAAGGACATCATCCCATCTAACTTCTATCTCACTGCATCGCAAGGTGGGACACTCGATTACCTGATCCCCAAGTATCCTGAGGTGTTTCAGCGCATTGCTTATGTGGTCTACACAGAAGAGGAAGCGCAAGAGCGTGGGCTAGAGATTGATCACTCAGATGAGCTATGCTTAGGCACCAAGCCTTTTGCTCTTTTAGTTCATGGCTCACAGCGAGCAGGATCAGAAGCAAGTAAAGCACTCAGCAAACGAAAGAAAGAAGGAGGCTTTATCGGATACGGAAAGTCAAATAAAACCTTGCATCAAATGCGGTAGTATCCGACGTTATCCGCCACGCCCTGGTACAAAAACTGGGGCGTGTATTGATTGCGCCAATGCAAGGAATAAAAGATGGGAAGACAAAAATAAAGAACGTGTTAAAGAAGTGCAACTTTCATATAAGATGCGCAATCTTGAAACATGGAAAGAATCTAAACGTAAGTCAGTTGCAAAAGAAAGAAAAAATAATCCAGAAAAAACAAACGCACGCAAACAAGTGAGGGACGCCATAAAAAAAGGGATTCTTTTACCTGTATCACAATGTGCTTGTAAAGACTGCGGTACAACAGCCTGTGACTACCATCATGAAAATTACCTATTACCTTTAGAAGTTGTTCCTTTGTGTCGTTATTGTCACATTAAAAGACACAAGACTTGCGGATCAAGTGAAATCGGATAGTATGCATCCGTCTTTCATTTGATCCCATGAGTTACGTCATTGCTTGCTGGCGGTGGGGCACACCACATGCCATCACCGCTAACGGTGAAGCCAATCAATTTGAACTCATTCCACTAGACTCTGATGTAGCTTTGAACAAGATCTTTTCCCATCCTTATCGGGCAGGGGCACAACAGATCTTGACTTGGATTAACGACAACGATGAAGACCTTGCCTGTAAAGAACTCTCAATTCAAGATGAATCCAGGTTCCGTAAATGATCGGTACCTTGTCTTTGACCTCGAGAGTGATGGTCTTTATGACAAGGTTACCAAGATCCATTGCATTGTGATCTATGACATCACAGCCAACCAAACTTTTAGTTATGGGCCTGATCGCATTACTGATGCTATTGCTCATCTGGCAACCGCTGATGTTTTGATAGGCCATAACATTTGTTTTTATGACGTACCAGTTCTGCAAAAGCTGCATTCATTTGACTGCAAATCACGCATCATTGACACACTCATTTGCACACGATTGATCTGGCCCAAGGAGAAACTCTATGACCTTGACATCGAACAATATCCGCAGGTTCCACCGAACCAGCGAGGTGCTGCATCCCTTAAGGCATGGGGATGGAGACTGGCCGATCACAAGATCAGCTTCAAAGACTTCTCGGAATATTCTGAGGAGATGTTGGAATACTGCAAACAAGACGTTGCAGTTACAACAAAACTCTGGGCGCACATCGTTAAAGAGAACTATCCAGAACCAGCTCTTAAGCTTGAGCACGACTTTGCTCTCGCCATTAACAAACAAATTAGAGCAGGTGTTCCTTTTGATGTGGATGCATGTCTTGATCTTGTGGATGATCTCCGAGCAAAACAAACAGAACTTGAAACACATTTGAAAGAAATCTTTCCACCACTTGCGCATCGCACTTGGTTTACTCCCAAGGTCAACAATCAGAAACGTGGCTATGTCAAAGGAGTGCCCTTTGAAAAAGTGCGGCATGAAGAATTCAATCCTGGATCTCGTGACCAGATTGTTAATCGACTTAAGGCTAAGTACGGATGGGAACCAGAAAAGACAACTGAAAAAGGAAATCCAATCCTTAATGATGAAGTGTTAGAGGCGTTGCCTTATCCAGAAGCCAAGCCTCTGGCAGAATACATGCTCATCCAGAAACGTCTTGGTCAAATTGCAGATGGCAACAACGCTTGGCTCAAGCTGGTTAATAATGACAGCGGTTGTATGCACGGTGACGTTATTACTAACGGCTGCGTCACTGGTCGTTGTGCTCACCGATACCCAAATATGGGTCAGGTGCCAGCGGGTTATTCGCCATACGGCAAAGAATGTCGGTCATTATTTCATGCGCCACAAGGATGGGACATGATCGGTATTGATGCCAAAGCATTGGAGCTGCGTTGTCTTGCTGGCTATCTTGCCTTGTGGGATGGCGGTGAGTACGCACGTGTTGTAACAGATCCAGAGATTGATATCCACGTTTACAACCAAGAGCGTTTTGGTGTGGCTACCAGGGACATCAGCAAGCGTTTGCTGTATGCCGTGTTGTATGGCGCTGGTCACCTCAAGGCTGGCAGCATTGTGGATCCGAATGAAAAAGATGAAGAAGTTCTGCGTGAACTAGGAAGAACTGCAATTAATTCATTCATGACTGGTGTGCCAGCATTGAAGAAACTAAAGCAACAGATCGACAGTTACATTGCACATCGTGGCTATCTCATTGGATTAGATAAGCGCATCTTGTATTGTCGTTCTGCATTCAAGGGATTGAATGTGTTGTTGCAATCAGCAGGTGCAATTCTTATGAAGCAAGTTGTTATTAACATTCATAACAACATTGAACAGAACCTTGGCTTGATTCACGGCAAAGACTGGGAGCAAGTCCTGATGGTGCACGACGAATGCCAGTTGGTTTGTAAGCCGCAATACACAGGGCGTATCCGTGACCAAGCCATGGCAGCTTTTCCACAGGCACAGAAATTCTTTGGCTTCTTGTGTCCGCTTGAGGGGGATGCTAGAGTTGGGTCGAATTGGAACGAAACCCATTAATGACAACGGAAGAAGCTCAAGAATTATTTGAGTACAAAAACGGATTTTTGTATTGGAAAAAATCTGGCAGTGGAAGAAAATTAAATAAACCAGTTGGCTGTATAGATACTAAAGGTTATGCTGTTTGCAGGGTAAAAAATAAACAATGGAAATTGCACCGTCTTATTTGGGTTTGGCATGGAAACGAATTAGATTCTAATAAACAAATTGATCACATTGATCGTAATCCATTAAATAATAAAATAGAAAATTTGCGTTTAGTAACTCCTTTAGAGAATCGCCAAAACAATGGTGGAAAATTTGTTAAATTAAAAAAGAAAGACAGATGGCAATGGTGGGAAGCGTATACTCCAAGAACTGGAAACAAGCCTGCAAAAACTATCGGTTGTTATAAAACCAAAAAAGAAGCTGAAGAAGCTGTGAGGCTTTACTTTGAAGGCGACTCTCGTGTAGGATCCTCATGGGCTGAAACCCACTAAGTAAAACGTCCTAAGCATGACGTTAAACTGCTTTAACACTTCACATCTGATCTCATGAATTACGTTGACGTTTGCGCCATCCTTAACGAGAATCCTCGTGAGGTATACACCAGTGCAACTTCATCTAATCTCTGTGCGGAAGTAATGCTTCCGCCTGTTGGCAACAAAGCTCCCACACTTCTAACCTTCCATGTTTACGGGAAAGCCTGCGACCGATTTAAAGACTTTTCCAAAGGAAGCCGTATCTACATTCACGGCGCCAAGTTACGGTTTGATCTGGAATCAAAGGCGTACTCGCTCCATGGAGGAGTTATTGCTCAAGTTACTGAAGCATTCCCTGTCCTCAACGACGTCATCTTGACGGGACGTTGCATCAAAGACATTGATCAAACTGATGCACGTGCCTTCAAGACAACAGCAGATGGCTTGATGATTGCCAATCAAACAATCTCTGTTAACACTGGTCGTAACCAAGCTGATCTGTTTAACTTCTATGCAATTAACACGGCACAAGATAAGTTAAACCAAGCTGAACTTCTGGTTAATTTCACGCGTAAAGGAACAGGCATCACCATCCGTGGTCGTCTGGTTACCGACGCATGGACGGACAAGGACTCCCAGCAGCGTCGTAGCATCACCAAGATTCAGTTGGTGCAGATGACACTGGCTCCTAAGAGCGGTGAGTCTCAACCAAAATCTGTGGCATCCCAGACAACCGTGGCATCCACCGATAACGTTGCTAGCCTATGGGGAGGCAAGACCGCTGAAGAACCAGTCGATCCTTGGACCCAAGCCTCAGGTGGTGGCCTGCCTGATCTCCCTGGTCAGTATGGCAGCGCACCTAACTTTGACGACAACGAACCTCCATTCTGATTCATGCCTCTTCAACTTGATCTTAAAGAACAAGATCTTCTTTCTTTAGAAGACGCTATTGCGTACGAGTTTTTCATGGACAGTGCATACAAAATTATGCACAGTGCCAATGAAAAAGATTTTGACATTGTTGAGCAAGTTGCAAAACTTGCTACAGCCTCCTATCTAATTGCGCACATTTTTTGCGAAGCACGTTTAGCTAACTCACAACAAACCAATGACACCGACGCATGATCAGTTTACTCTCCTTTATGAGGATGAGAATACTAAGCTTTTGTATGAATTCAAAGCTGTTGTTGCTGACGATGTAATCAATCGCCTTGTGGATTTCCTCAAGGGTTGTGGCTACATGGAAAGCAGCATCTTTGAATGCATGAAGGAATCTTCTGAGATGTACTTCGATTCATTAAGTACTAAGCAATCCTTAATGAATTGGGGCAAGCCTGATCCAGAATAAAGATCCGTCCTGAGCATGACGTTAAACTGCTCACTTCTGACTACGAAACAACCATGACTTCTTCCATGACCACCAAGAAAACTTCTGCGCTTGCATCCAGGGGACTTGATTCCTTCAAGCTTTTTCAATCCAAAGAGTTTGTCTCTGGCTACCAGAATCTTGTAACAATTCAACCACTCAACAAATCAAAGGTACGTGGTTGGTTTGTCCGTAAGTCTGATCTTGATACCT